TTCTCCGCGACTTGTGTATGCGAATCTGGTTCTTACATCTTGTGCGATTGTCTCAAGTTCTTCGATTTGTGTTTTCATGACTTCTTGTTTTTTGTTTTTGATTGTTTACTTCTTTTGTTGTTTGACGTTGCAAAGATACAACCTTTTTCGACACGTGCAAAATATTTTCGCAATTATTTTTCGCCTTTGTCTCTAACTCGCTGTTTCTCACCGAGAAAAAATTTCGGAAATTATTTTTTAGTGCTTGAAATGGAAAATCTTGACGAGTTCTAATCTTAGTTCCAAGGCATCGCAGAGGGCGGACAGCGTCCTTACGGACATGCCTTTTTTGCCTTTCTCCCACATCAAAATCATGGTGTAATTCACGCCAATTCGTTCACCTACTTCTGTTTGAGTCAGCCCTAATTCGATTCGACGTGCTTTCAGTCGTTTTCCGAGTTCATCGTAAATTCTCTTATCGCTTTTCATCGTTTTATTAGTAATATTTATTAGAATATTACATTGCTGCTTTCTTGGTTTGCAAAGTTACTGATTTTTAGGGACTAATTATCCCGAAATCATGTGTGTTTTGCGGGAAAGGATAAAGATAACCCTTAGTTCTTTTTGCTTCTCCTTATTTTTGGCAATAATATATATTGTTATGGGAATAATTGGTAATGCATTAGGTGCAGCAGCATCCATCTTTGGAGGCTATCAAGCATCAAAAGCGGCGAAAGAAGCAAAGAAAGGAATTGAACAACAGCGAGCGAAGAATGAGGCTTGGTACAACAGGAGATACAACGAAGACGCTACACAGAGAGCAGATTTCCAAAACATTCTGACGAAGACGCAGGAATTGTTGAAGAACAGAGCGAAGAATGCTGCTGCGGCACAAGTCGTAACGGGAGGAAGCAACGAGGCTTTGGCAGCGGAAAAAGCAGGAGCGAACGATGCTGTTGCGACGATGATGAGTAATGCAGCTTTGGATGCGGAGAAGAGAAAAGAGGGAATTGAAGCTGCGTACATGGATAACGACGATAAGTACCAAGAACAGCTCAATCAGATAGAGGAAAAACGTGCTGCGGCAATAGCACAAGCGGCAAAAGACACAGCTAATGCGGCAAGCCAAATTGATTTTTAGAGTATGACGGAAGAAGAGAAGAAAGAGCAGCAAGGGACGAGCAGCGGAGAGAAAGAACAGCAAGGGAATACGAGCGGAGAGAAAGAGCAGGCGATGCCTGCACCTCCGCAAATAAAGAAGACTTCTACGGGGTACGATAGCCTTATAGAGAAGCTTAAATCCAAAGAAGCCGACTACTCGGACGAAGAGAGACGCAAAATCGAGAGAAAAAAGAAACGTGATAAGTTGTTTTCCGCAATAGGTGACGGGGTGTCAGCCTTGTCGTCTCTCTACTTCACTACGCAGTACGCTCCTCCCACTTACGATGGAAACAAGTCGAGTACAGCTCGCACCAATGCAAGATATGATAAGTTGCTGGGTGAGTTCGACGCCAATAAAAAGGATTACTACAACAGCTATGCGAGGTTACTTGCTTTACAAGCCGCTGCAGACAATAGAGATAATATCAATATTCGGTCTAACTATAAGACATACTTAGACGCTCTGCGGAGGGACAAGGAAGCAAGACGGAAAGCGGAAGAAAAAGATAAAGATAGGGAAGCAAAAAAAGAGATTGCGGGAATGAATAACGCTACGAAGAAAGAAGTGGCGGAGAAAAAAGGCAGTGGCGGAAGCGGAAGTGGTGGAAAACGTGCAGAATATGTAGCTTACGACGAGAACGATAATCCTCATTACTTTACCTTCAAGGCTGCACAAGAGCAGTTCGCAAAGCAACATGGTACGTGGGAATACAGCTCTTCCACCGGATATAAGCTCGACGAGGAAGGAACAAAACAGCGTGTCTCATCGGGAGGCTATGCGAGGACACCGCAAGAACAAAAGCCTAAAAAGAGAACGAAGCGAGTGCAGATAAACATGTAAACTTTGGAATTATGCAAGATAACCCAGAAAAGAGAAAAGCACACGAGCAAGCCGAGGAATACGGAGTTGCTAAAAGTCTATATAAAAATCTTACAGATTTCGGATATACTCCTGATGAGTTAGGAGTAAAAGATGAAGCTGAGTTCGTTGATAAACTCGGTTCTCCCGATAATAGGAAGAAAGTATATGATGCTATTTCGCAAGCAGGAGAGTTTGACCTTGGAGATTATGAGAGCTACGAACGCAGTCTTGCCGATGATTACAGCAAGGCTTTTGCAAAGCGACGACCGCAGTTGTTCGGGCAACAGAGAGACATAGCGAAAGCTGCGGATGAATTGCACAACGCAGGCAATCGAATTACGGAGATGGGATACTCGTTTAATCCTGAGGCAGCAAGTCTGGGTAAAGACCCCTCTACGTACGGACAACTAGGCTTTGCAGCACAACGTGATGACCCCTCTGTGTACGGGCAATTAGGCTTTACCGCACAACGTGGTCGCAATAAGGAGGTTGCAGAGGCAGTGTCGCAATATGATAATTCCGAACTGTCTATTGTTCAGTTGAAGATGCAGCGAGACAGGCTTGTACGCAAACTGAATGAACGGGAAACTGCGGTAAGGGAACAATATAATAAGGATAGAGAGGAGAAATCTCCATTCGTGCGTTGGGTCGAGAGCTTGAATCGTGCAGAACAGCACGGTTCGTTCTTTCCGGAGGATGTTCTCGGACAAGACAAGGAAGCGAATGCTTACATGGCTGCCATCAGCGAACTGAATAATGCAATCAAGACTGTCGAGGATACTCGGGGCAACACAAGCCCGGGCTTCTGGAAAGGTATATGGGACGGGCTTTCCGATGGCATGAAGTCATTCCTTACGATGTCGTATGAGGACATCAACAAGGGTATAACAGCATACGATATTGCGAGCAAGAATAAGGGAGTTGCGGAGAGTGATGCGGAGCAAGAGTTCGTTAACGCAATGGCAACGAGGAGGAACTTCGATAATCTCTACGGTCAGAATTACAGCAGTTGGTATAAGTACGGGAACATGACGGGAGAGATGTTTCCATTCATGTTGGAAATTGGCTTGTCGCCGGGGTCTCTATTCTCTGCCGGCAGCAAAGGCGCGGCGAAGATTGTCGGCAAGCAGACGATTAAAGAGATTGGCGAGCAAGGTGTCAGGAAGTACATCAAGGCGAACGGTGTCAAAGGTGCGGGCAATGTGCTTGTCAAAAATCTTGGCATAGTTGCCGACGATATAGGTAAGGCTGCAATCACCAATGCAACTCTTGGTGCAGGTAGCGTTGCTGCCGATGCGTTGGGCAGAATGACAGGTGGGGTTACGCAAACGGGAGATGGCAGATTCAAGATTGCGAAAGGCAAGGATATAGGTGAGGCTGCATGGCAAGCAGGCATGAGCAATCTTATCGAGGTGTATTCCGAGATGTTAGGAGGTCACTTCGGGGGCATCGAGAGGGTAATCGGTGATAAGTTGAGCAAGGTTTTCTCGCCCAAGTGGCTCACGTCTGTGCTATCGACAGGCAAGATGCAGAGCGTTAAGAACCTATACGGAGGCGTAGGCAAGGTATTCGAGCAGATGGGTATCAGCGACTATTTCGGAGAGGTCGGAGAAGAGTATGCAGGTCAATTACTCCGTACAGCGTTCAATCTCGATGACGCTTATACCGTAGATGCCGACGGTAAGAGGGTTAATCTTTTGTTCACCAAGGACTTTAATAAGGATATACTTGTCGGCATGGCTCTATCTATGGGTGTGATGGGTGCGGCGAAAGGCGGATTGACAGCTGCGAGTTATGCGAAGTACAATCATGATGTCAATAAAGCTGATGCAAGATGCGGCGAGGTATTCGGACAGCAGGAGTGGCAAGGCATAAAGAACACTATCGACAACACCACCAACGAAGATATGGGTGCTTTGTTCAATGCCATTGCGAATGATGGTACGATGAATGAGCGTGAAAAGATGGCTGCGGCTGACTATATCACCAAGTCCATGACGTTGCGAGGCTTCAACCTTTCTGCCGCAAGAACGGGTGAGGAACAGAGTTCAGAGCTTGCAAAATTGAATACAAGCTTTTCTCGTGGTTATAATGCACAGGGTACAGACAAGGCGGATATACAGGCGGAGTTGCAGTTCTTTGCGGAGCGTGCGAGAAATGTGTTGGGCGATGATTTCGATAGATTGGATAATGCAGATGTTGCCACTGCTATCGGAATTGCGAACTCGTACAGCGGCGACGCACGTACCGCTGCAATGGATTACCTGACTGCAAAGCAGTCGTATAACGGTGTGGAACAGAAGTATAAGGATACTGCGTCTTTCACCGAGGAAATGGTTAGGGCGAAGTATGGAAGTATTACTCACACGGGTGACGGAATGGTTCACGCTGCGACAACCATCGGTGGTAAGCGTGTATATATAATAAGTGGCAATGTGGTTGCATCATATAGCGATAGTACAGGTGTCGATGTTTCCAACTCCGATGATTCCATCATAGTTGCAGATGAGGAGGGTAATCGTTCGCAGATTTCGCCGAAGGAGTTGCTTTTGCTTGATGATGTGCAGGGGGTCGAGCCGCTTATCGACCTTGAACTTTCTTTAACCGAGCAACAGAGCATGATGGACAGGCAGAGGGATTTCGATGGGAAGGTCGAGCCTGTAAGCGGTGTGATGTATCCGTTTGTTTCTCCGACTACCGGCGAACTGATGGAGGCAGAGTTGCAGTCGACGGAAGACGGACAAATGCAGCATGAAGATGGTAGTTATATCATTAAGACTGCAACGGGTGAAGTCGTTCCGTTTGCGTCTCTTGAAGAGTTGCAGGCGAATGTCGATGAAGCGAGAAAGGCAAAGGTGCGGGCGAAGTATGCAGAATTGCAGAAGCAGGACGAAGCGGAAACTTCCGCAATGCCATTAGAAGATGTAGAAGTAGCAGAGAATTATAGGGTCGATGATGAAGTGGTTTTGGAGGTCGATGGAGTGTCCATCAATGGCGTGGTGCAGGATTACATACCGGAAGATGATACGTTAATCATCGATTTGGACAAACCCATCAATGGGAAATACACTATTGCCATTACCCCCGAAGAGCTTGCCTCTATGGCTGTCAGTCATAACGGCAGGGAGTTGGAAAGACGAGAACCGCAGCAGAGTGCGAAAGATGCAGACGGCGGACTGTTTGCAGCTCCTTTATCCGAGCAGGAAAACGGCAATGGGTCAAACGAGGAAATTGCACAAACCGAACAGCACAGTGCCGTCAGCATGTTGCCTCATGATATCGATGGCAATCCTATATATGAGCAGGGAGAACCTGCTGTTGCTTTCGATGCCATCACAGAGCAGTGCGAGGGTAATGTCGAGGTTGCCATGTCCGTTGCCGAGAGTATGCTTGCCGATAAGGTGAAGGCATTGAAAGCGGTAGAGAAAGCGAAGTCGAAAGGCGGGGAAACCGTTGCGGAGAAGATTGCGGCGGAGAAAGAACGTATGGCTGCCATCGAACAGGCAAAGAAAGATGTCGAGGCTTGGCAAGCTATCGTGGAGGCAGGCAAAATAAGACAAGCTGCACAGGCAATGGGTTCTCGTCAGGCTGCGGTTGCACCCGAGGTTGTTGCCGATGGTACGCTTAACGGTGTTCCCGATGTGATAGACGACACTCCGCAGGAGGCACGGGCAAGAGGTTACAGGCGTGTGAACGGTCATAAGGTGGAGCGTCAAGAACCTGTCGCCCATTCAACCGGTAGAGAGGTGGAGGTGAAGTTCTCCAACGATAAGACGGTGAAAGGTAGAGCCGTGCTTATAGAAGCCGACGAATTGCAACCAAGCCACCAAGGAGGTCAAAGAAACCCCGTACACTTCATCGACGAAGCACAACCGAAAGAGAGAGTGGATAATGCAAGCAGAGCTGCACTAAACCGTATGGCTGCACATATAAGACCGGAGGAAATTACTTCCTCTGTAACGGCTTATACCGGAGCTCCGACCGTCAATGCTCGTGGTGAGGTCATACAGGGCAATAACCGAAGCGGTGCATTGAAAGCGATGTATGCACAGCACAAAGACCAAGCCGAGAAATACAAACAGTATCTTCTCGACAATGCCGAGAGATTGGGTCTCGACAGGGCGGAAATAGAAGCAATGAAAAATCCTGTGCTTGTCAATATGGTCGATGTGAGCGATGAGGAAGCAGTCAATCTCGGTCAGTACGAGGCAAAGGATACGGAGAGCGGAGGCGTAGAGAGGATTAAGCCGAAGAACACCGTGCAGAAGATGGGTACGGATATAGGAACGTTCTTCAACACGTTGTTTGCTTCCAATGAGGAGGATTTGTCTTTGGCAGAACTTATAGACAAGAACGGAGCGGAGGTGTTGGCTTACTTGAATCGTAAAGGGTATATCACCGACACTCAATATAAGAGTGCATTCGATTCCAAGGGTAATCTCACTGCGGAGGCGAAGAATGATTTGAGAGGTATTGTTGTCAGCCACATTTTCCAAAATGGAAACAGTCGTCTCGAAGAAATGTTCAATGCCATGCCTGCAAAAGCTCAAAAAGCTATCCTCGCTACTGCATACAGGGATAATGCAAGCCCGGAAAGCGAGCGTATGATGACGGAGATACAGAACTCCGTCCGTGCATTCCATGCTTTAATGCAGTATGATGAGTTCGCCAATGCAAGAAACTATGAGGCAGCAAGAAAAGCGGTTGAAAATTGGGCTAAGCAGTATCAATACGACGATGCCACGGGAGAAAGTTACCTCCCTGCGGAGAAATTCAGTAACTTTGCACTCGTTCTTGCGGCGATGTACAAGGGGCGTACCCAAAAGTTCGTTCAGGATTCGTTCACCGACATGTACGACCTGATTCAAGGGACGAGGAAGGGGGATTTGTTCGGGACACCCGACAATACGCCGAGAACACTTGCTCAGGCTATCAAAGAAGTATTAAATATAGACTACAATGAAAATAGGAATGGACAAGCTGGAAATAATGGTGTGGGTATCGATACTCAGAAGAGCGAAAGAGGGCGACGAGGAAGCAATGGAGACGTTGGAGGAAGAGAACATAGTAAGGGTACTGAACCACAAACCGACAGTGGAGGAAGAGTTGGCGGAGATAGCCAAGGCAATGGAGAAGTAGTCGAATCACAATCTTTTCTTGATGTAGTACGAACTCTATATTCAAAAGGTAAAGAGGTCGCTTCAAAATTATTCCAGCGGTCTTTTTTTGATATTGCACAAACTCCAAGGTTTATGCAAGAACTTGGATTGCGTGGCGATAAATTTACTATCAAATATGGAGTTATTGCACGACATATTAGTAAGGATAATTCTCATTCGCTTTCCGAACAGGTTTGGGAGCAACTCCCCCAAGCTCTTCAAAATCCGTTTGCCGTTTCCAGAATTACAGATAGAGAGGATTCCTATCGTATTTATACTACACTTGAAACCGAAAACAGCGAGTATGTCGTTGTTGGAGTTGATGTAAAAAACGCTGGTCGTGAAATAGAAGTAAATGCTATTTCTACTGTTTTTGGACGTAGGAATAATGCAAATCTATCAAAGAATGAAGAGGTGATATACAGGAGTAAAAAAATAACTCCTGAACAATCGTCACTTCTGGAACGACCCAATTTCGTTCAATATCCGACTGGTCAGGAATTATCCGACGACAAAGGTACGACAAAAACAGGAAATGGCGATGAATTAGGCGAAAAAATCGCACAAGCAGAGGCAGAAGTCGATACCGACCCCACCGAAAAGCAGAAAGAAGCAGGCAACTACAAGAAAGGACATGTTCGGATTGGCAAGTTCGACATAAGCATTGAGCAACCGAAAGGCTCTGTACGCAGAGGTGTAGATGCCAACGGTAGGACATGGGAAACGAAGATGAACAACACCTACGGCTATATTCGTGGGACGGAGAGTGTGGACGGAGACCATATAGATGTATTCTTGTCGGATGATATAGACAATTGGGACGGACAAAAGGTCTTTGTCGTTGACCAGTACAATGAGGACGGCAGTTTTGATGAACATAAGGTTATGCTTGGCTTCAACGACATCAATGAAGCTTATAAAGCATACCTTAGCAACTATGAAAACGGTTGGGCAGACAAACACACGTTGCGTATAACGCAGGCTTCTCTCGAAGAGTTCGAGAAGTGGATAGACAGCAGCAATCGCAAGACAAAGGAGTTTTCTGAATACAAAAAAGTAAAAAAAGAGACTGTTGCAAATAATCCTGCAACTTACACCATAGAACCGGCACAATATACCACCAAAAGAGGCAAGGTTCTTGATATGCACCTTGTGAAATTTGCGGATACATTGAGCAAGGAGCAGTACAGAGCTGCAAAAGAACTTGCCAAAGCCGAGCGAGGTTGGTACGATGCAAAGCAGGGCGGCTTCATGATGCGTAGCGAAGAGAGTGCGAGGCAGTTGGCAGAAACAGTCGTCGGCAATAAAGAAGCAGTGGCAGACGCTCAGCCTGTTTCACTTGCGGACATCAATAAGGTTACCGAAACCCGACAGACAGAAACAGCAGAACAACAAACAAAAGAAGCTGGACAGTCGGAGGTTAGAATTCTGAAAGGTGAAAAATGGGAGAAGACAGGAAAACCTGAAAAGTTCAAGGCTAACGCAAGGAACAGAGCCGACAGCCGCGATGTCAAATGGAAGATAGGTAAGCAACTCTACGGAAGCACCAGAGCGGAGCGAGATTTAATCGAAACCGTGTCGGATATGTATGGCGGATTTGTCGGGGCATGGAACGCATACGAGAACGACAAGATTATGTTGTCGGAAAACGAGGCTGCGATACTAAAAGCACTTATAGAAGAACAAGAAGCGAAAACAGCGAAGGAAGACGATATATTCTCACAGGCGGAGCGTATTGCCGCCGAAGTGGAGAGGGAACGTCTATCCAAGCAAAAGAAGAAACCGAAAAGCAATCCGAGCGGCAACAAGCTCGTTACCGATGAGCGTTATGCAGAACTGCGTGAGCGTTTGCGTAAGAAATTGAACAACTTGAATGTGGGCATAGACCCCGAAATCCTTTCAATCGGTATCGAGATGGCAGTGTATCATTTGGAGAAAGGTTCACGCAAGTTTGCCGATTACGCAACAGCCATGATTGCAGATTTGGGAGATGTGGTGCGTCCGTACCTCAAAGCGTTCTACAATGGAGCGAGAGATTTGCCCGAGGTGGAAAGCAGCGATTTTGCAACCGATTTGACACCATACAACGAGGTGCAAGAGTTCGATATAGCCACATTCGGTAAGGAACACAACGAACCGATGACTACGGCGGAGGTTGTCGTTGCCGAACAAGCCCACCAAGAAGAAGCCGAACAGGCAAAGCAGGAAATCATAAGCCAACGTAACAGCGAGAGAAAAGCCAATGAGGGTTATAATGGTTTCAAGCGTGGCGATAAAGTCTTGTTTACTCCGCAAGGCAGAAATAAAAAGACTGTCGAAGCAACCATCTACGATTTTGAAGACTACGGAGACCATAATCCTATTCTCGATACAGGGCTTGCTCCTATCCTATATGAAACGGTTGAATGGAGTGATATCAAGCCTGTTGAGAACAAAACAAAATCGGGAGAAAAGCAGTCAAAGGAAAAATCTCTACCTTTGCAGCAGACAGGCGAATTGAGCTTGTCTGATGGTTCAATAAAAAATAACAAAGATGGATTACAAAGAGATGATGCTGCGTTACGCTCCAAAGGATTGTCAGCCGACAGTGATAGGAACGCCGGAGCAGGAAGCAGAACAGGAAATCTGCAAGAAGTACAACAAGACACCGGAAGAGTTGACAGACGAGGAGAAAACGGAAATGGAAGAGCTGGCTCGGGGAAAACGCAGAGCGACGGAGTCTTCGTACGACCTTTACAGCAGTTAGAGGGCAAGAACTCTCGCAACAATCATTCGGAGCGTGGCAAAGACCACGCCCCTACTTCTGTCGATGCCCGCATAGAAGCTAACTTCAAGGCAGTCGAGTTGGCGAAACAGTTGCTCGAAAGCGGCGAAGAAGCCACCGAGGAGCAAAAGGAAGTTCTTCGCAAGTTCAGCGGTTGGGGTGGATTAGGCAAGGTTTTCGATGAGCATGCAAATTATTCACACAACGGTCGTTCCTATTACAATGAACCGACATTGGAAAACAAGAGACTTCGTGAACTGCTCAGCGAAGAGGAGTACCAACAAGCACTGATGAGTGCCAACAGTGCGTACTACACCCCTGCATACGTTATCGATACCCTTTGGGATATAGCCGAACAAATGGGCTTCAAGGGCGGAAACATACTTGAAGGTTCTGCCGGCATCGGTAACATCTTGGGGCAAATGCCTGCAAGTATCAGTGCCAACAGCGATATTCAAGCAGTAGAGATTGACGGCATATCGGGTGCTATACTCTCACTCCTCTATCCCGATGCAAAAGTAGAGATACAAGGCTTCGAGCAGACACGTGTGCCGAACGGCAGCGTCGATTTGGCTGTTACCAATGTGCCTTTCGTTACGGGGTTAAGAGTCAACGACACGACAGGCGACAATGACCTATCCAAGAAATTCCATAACATACATGACTTCTGTATCGCAAAGAACGTACGTAAACTGCGAGAAGGCGGTTTGGGTATCTTCATCACATCGAGCGGTACGTTAGATAACAGTCGGAAACTACGAGACTGGGTCGTAAACGAGGGCGAAGCCGACTTCGTCGGAGCTTTCCGTATGAACAACAAGACATTCGGCGGTACGGGAGTAACCTCCGACATCATTGTAATCCGCAAACGTGTGAACGGTCGGAAGTCAGCACAAGCCATAGACGTAAGCACCGTAACAGGAGAACGTGTTGCGGAATACGACACAGGCGAGAAACGTAAGGTTAAGGGACAATACGAACCTGTTGTCAAGAACCTTTCCATGGATTACAACACGTATTTCATGGAACACCCCGAACGTATGGCAGGTGAAATGCGTTTCGGATTCGAGGAGGGCAACAGATACCGTCCTACGAGCAAGGGATTGTACCCTAAGCAAGGCACGAACCAGAAAGAGTTGTTGTCGGAGTTCGTAAAATCATTCACGCAAGAGGAGGTTGGAGAACGCAGTACAGAAGAAAAGAAAAACGACGAGGTCGCTCCTGATAAAAAGGTGGGCGAAATGTTCGTCAAGGACGGCAAACTGTACATTAACTCTATATCAAATGCCCAACTTCTCGATGTGAACAGCAACAAGGTAAAAGGACATACAAAGGCTGAATGCTTCGAGGCGTACTCGGCAATCAAGAAAGCACTTGCAGATGTACTCGCCTATCAGACCGAAAACGAAAGCGATGACGGGTTGAAGCCGTTGTTAGACAAACTCAATAAGGCGTATGATGATTTCGTGGAGACATACGGACACTTCAATAAGAATACTGCCATTGCCTTTCTTCGTAATGATGTGGACTATGCCAACGTGTCGTCTGTCGAGACCTATAAGGAACAGGGGGACGGAAAAGGCGGAGTGAATAAATTATTCGGCAAGGCTGATGTGATGGACAAACGTGTTGTCGAGAAAGTGAAAGAACCTAATCCTACGAATGTAAAGGAAGGAATTGTTGCAAGCGTATTCAAATTCGGACATGTCGATGTTCCATACATTGCGGAGCGTCTCGGAAGAAGCATCGATGACGTAAAGAATGAAATCATAGAAAACGGATACGGCTTTGAAGACCCTGTTACAAGAAAAGTAGAAGCTTCATATCAGTATTTGAGTGGCAATGTTCGTGAGAAACTCAGTCAAGCGGAGGCAAACAACGAGAACGGAGAGTTCGACCGCAACATCAAGGCATTGCAGGAGAAAATCCCGATGGATATTCCGGCACACTTGATAGACTTTACTCTCGGCAGTTCTTGGATAGACCCCGAATTGTACGATGAATATGTAAAGGAGCGTACGGGTGTCGATGCGAAGTTCACTTTGGTAGGCGGTACATGGTTCATGAAAGAACCTTCCTCCACCGACTACGAGAAGAACCGTGCAATGGGTGTGAAGAGCAAAGTGCTAAACAGTACCACCATGGGGCATGAACTCATTGAAGCGGCAATTCAAAACAAGACCATCACGGTTTCCACTACTCGTAAGAATTGGGACGGTAAATCTGAAACGATTACCGATAAGGACGCTACGCAGGCGTGTGCCAACAAGATAGACGAGATACGTCAGGACTTCAAGGATTGGGCAAAACAGAAAATGCAGAGCGACCCCGATATGTCGGCAAAGATGGAACGTGTCTATAACGATACATTCAACAATTTTGTGCCGATGAGCATACCGGATGAGTTTGCTCCGGAGCATTTTGCGGGAGCCAATCCACGATACACGATGCGTCCTCACCAAAGCAAGGCGATAGTGAGGGGAACGCAGCAGTCGGTGTTGCTTGCTCACGAGGTGGGAACAGGAAAGACGTTCACACTAATCTCCACTGCAATGGAAATGCGACGTTTGGGTACGGCAAGAAAGCCTATGATTGTAGTGCAGAATGCCACCGTCGGACAATTCGTTGCAGATGCAAAAGAACTCTATCCTAATGCAAAGATATTGATGCTTGAAGATAACGACCGCAATGTTGAGGGTAGAAAGAACTTCTACGCAAAGATACGTTACAACGATTGGGATATGATTATTGTACCTCAATCGGTCTTTGAACGCATTCCGGATAGTGAGGACAGACAGTATCAATACATCAAGGAGAAGATTGATGAGAAGGTAACTTCCATCTTGCAGATGAAAGAACAAGACCCATACGGAGACAGCTTGATTGTAAAACAAGCTGAACAAGAGGTCGAGCGATTAGAGGAAGAGCTTGCGGAATTATCTTCTGTTGCAGTGAAGAAAAATACTGCTGCCGAAGAGAAGAAACGAGCCGTAGCAAAGCAGAATGCAGAGGTTAGAGCGATGGAAATGCTCGACCGCATGACTGATGATGTGGAGAACTTCGATGATATGGGTATCGATGCCTTGCTTGTCGATGAAGCTCATGAGTATAAGCATCTCGGTTTTGCCACTGCCATGCAACGTGGTGTCAAGGGTGTCGACCCGTCATACAGCAAGAAGTCGCAAGGCGTGTTCTTGAAAGCTCAGGCGGTAATGGAAAAGAATAACGGTCGTAATGTTGTCTTCGCAACGGGTACGCCTATCAGTAACACTGCCGCAGAGATTTGGACGTTCATGCGTTATCTTATGCCTGCCGACACCATGAAAGAGTACGGCATTTATTACTTTGACGACTTTGTCCGTAACTTCGGCAACATTCAGCAGATGTTGGAGTTCACAACAAGCGGCAAGTTCAAGGAGAATAACCGTTTTGCAGGATATGTCAATCTTCCTGAATTGGTTCGTATATGGTCTGGTGTGTCCGATACCGTCCTCACGGAGGAAGCTCCGGAGGTGATGGAGAAGATACCCGAATTAGAGGGAGGAAAGGCACAAGACATCTATTTGCCGCAGACACGTGCTTTGCGTAGCGTAATGAAGTTCGTCAAGTCTGAACTCGAAAGGTTCGATAACATGAGCGGCAAAGAGAAAAAAGCGAACAGTCATATTCCGCTTACCATGTACGGTATTGCCAAGGCTGCTGCCGTCGATGCCCGATTGGTGCAGGCTGACGCAGAGGACGACCCGAACAGCAAGACGAATGAGGCTGTGCGACAAACGTTGCGTTCTCTCAAAGAGACTGCCGACTACAATGGTACTGTTGCGATATTCGCAGACAACTATCAGAACAAGGCAAGCGGCTTCAACCTGTACGAGGATATTCGTGCAAAGCTTATTGCGGAGGGTGTTCCGGCTGACGAGATTGTGGTGATAAAGTCCGGAATGACAGTCAAGAAGAAAGCTGCAATCTTTGATAAGTTCAATCATGGCGAGGTGCGTGTCTTACTCGGTTCTACCTTTACTCTCGGTACGGGTGTGAATATTCAGGAACGCTTGCACACTTTGATTCATCTCGATGCTCCGAATCGTCCGATGGATTACACTCAGCGGAACGGTCGTATTTTGCGACAAGGCAACATACATAAGGAGATGGGTAAGCCTGTTCGTGTATTGCGTTTCGGGGTCGAGGATAGTTTGGACGTTACTGCATACCAACGTCTAAAAACCAAGGGTGCTATTGCGGATAGCATCATGAGGGGTAGGCAGATGATGGAAAACAGTATGGTGAACCGTGTTCTTGAAGAAGAGGAGGATGTGTTCGGAGATACTATTGCCCAGCTCTCTGGTAGCGAGTATGCAATGCTGAAAAACAATGCCGAGAAGAATATGCGTAAGTATGCAAGTCGTAAGAAGCAGTATGAGGCAGACCAAACGTATATTCATAATGCGAAACCAAAACTGAAAGGGCTTATCAGGGAGGCGGAACAACGTATCGAGGACAATGGTTCTTATTTGAAAGCTGTGCAGAGTGCGTTCCAGAATGGCAGGTTCGGTGAGATTTCGGTCGGCAAACAACGCTTTGCGTCCGTCGAGGCAATGGAGGACTTCTTCAAGGACTATAACAAGAAAGCCCTCGCCGATATGCAGAAGATAAAGAGCGGCGAGATAACGGGAGACCAAAGACGAGAGCTGACCATCAGGATAGGTGATTTCGATTTTGTCGTTACAACCGACTTGTCGAGAAAGACGGCAAGCGAGGGAAGAACACTGTTTACACAGGCGGAAAGGAAGATGACTTATTCATGTCCGGAACTCGGCATAGAGAACACACCTGTTAAACAGAACCTGCTCCGCAATGCCGTGGAGGATATAACCACGAACGTACTTACGGGTAAAGATTTTTCGGAACAGTTGGAAGCTGCACAACGAAGCAAGAGACATAATGAGGCTGAATTGGAGCAAATGCTTTCGAGAGAGGGCAAACCGTTCGAGTATGAGAAAGAATTGAAGCAGGCACAGGCTCAATACGAAGAGTACTCCGAATTGATGAAGAAAGAGTTGGAGGAAAAGGAGGCTAAGTATGCGGATATGGACGCTTCCGTCGAGACGGCAGACGGCATAACAAGCACGGAAGAGGACGAGGAAGAGAACAATGGGGATACGCTGTATAGAAGCGATGAAGATTATACTATTGAAACTGTCAACGAGAAGTTTAACGAAGAACTACAACAACAGATTGACGGTACATTGCCACAGGGACATATTTACCAAATAGGTATGCCGGGCTTTATATTGCAAAGTGCAGGTTTCCCACATCTCCCTATCGAACTGTCCTCTACACGACTTTCAAAGAAGGCATCACAGGAAAATCACATATTTGATATTTCGGAAGTCAAAGACCTTGTAAAGGAGTTGAATAATCCGTTGGCTGTATTCCGCTACGGTGACAATGCCAAGAATGTTATCATAGGTATCGAACACAACGGGAAACAATTCCTTGTAGGCGTACATTTCAATCAAGAACGAAATGGTTTGGATATTTCAAGTATCAGAGGCGTTTTCCCTAAAACCAATGCGAAATGGCTTAACTGGATAGTACAAGGAAAAGCTGAATATCTGAACAAAGAAAAAATCCAAACCCTGATAGACCAACAGCGAACCAATCTCGCTGACGTGGACTATTTGGATTTGGATTCTGTTGCAAAGATAGTAAAAGATTTTGAAAACCCAACAAATACCGACGATATCAGGTTCAGAGGGGGCGACAGATTCTTTAACGGTATAAATGCAGATGATTTATTCGACCTGCTTAATGAGTATTCGTCATACAGTTTTGGTGCTTATGAATTGATAGATAGCTTGGAAAAGTATTATGGTGGAGAATTGATAAGTGCTTCAAGCGGTGCAAAACATGCGATTGAACGTGGTTTTGTTCCTAAACCGGGACATAAATATTCGGGCTTGGATGGCGAATATCATCACATAGAGTTTCAAGATGAGAACGGTGATACTTTTGTCGAAGCTGTACCATTCATTGAAGCCAAGAATGTTGAAAGCGATTTAGGCATCAAGTTCGGAAAGGAAGATAAAAACAGAGTTCCTTTGACGAAAGAGGAGAAAGTTCTTCGAGATGCTGTTATAGACCGTATTCGCAGGAGCGGAATAGAGGTTATCGACGACCCTGCGGTCGGTCAAAGAGTGCTCGATATGGCTAATGGCAATGCAAAGGAACAGGCTAAAAAGAAAAGAGCACTTGAAACCGCCTCTCTCAGAGCAACTCCGAGGTCATTAACTGTCATTTCAAGTGCAGATGGTGCAAAGATACTACAAAATATTGAAGAACTTGCAAATGAGTTAACAGAAAGTGTTTCTCAACCGAAAACATTTGTAGGTAAAGTAGCCCAAGCTCTCGGTGCAACACGAGATGGAAGCAAGAGTGAATACGCTACATTCGAGACAAAGAACGGAAAGGTCGTTACGATACGCCTTGCAGACCACAATGCAAAGGTCTCAAACTTTGACCGCAGAAACGAATTGAGCGGAATCAGTATTGTTGTTTCGCCAAAGGTGAATACCGGTATGACAAATGACGGAGACGCTCACATTGTCGAGTATTACTATGACGCTATTAAGTTGCGTAAGGCAGAGGGTAAGCCTTTGGCTGAGATTGTCCGTTCCATTCAGCAAGCATTGTATAGCGGCGAGTTCAAAGATACTACGGGGCTTGCGGAAAGGCAAGAGGTGAATGCCGATAATCTTCGTGAACACAGAGTGTATCATGGCAGCGGTGCGGAGTTCGAGGCTTTCGACCATTCATATATGGGCGAGGGTGAAGGGCAGCAAGCGTACGGTTGGGGTACGTATGTTACAGAGGTAGAAGGTATCGGCGAATATTACGCAAAAACAAGTTTTCTAATTGCAGAGGAAAAAAGAAGAAGTAGTAGAAAAGCGACTCCTGTTTCTATGGCGGTTGGTGCTATTATACACCAAGAAAACTATAATTTGCAAGCTGTTTCTTTTGAACAGCGAAAAGAAGCAGCTATCGCTGACCTTGAAACCAATATAAAAATAAATGAAAATATACTGAGAAACGAGAAAGAAGACGAAACAATGACCGCTCTTCGTAAGGCGGCTATTGAAAGAAACAAAGCGGCACTTGATGCTCTTAGAGCAATGAGGGAGGAACAATATAATGAGGAGCGTTCACGCCAAGGACGGATACGCCACCTATATACCGTAGAAATCCCTGAGGACAACGGAAATAACTACTTGGAATGGAACGAGCCTTTACCAAAGGATTTCGACATGGGGGCTGTTGGTGAATTCATCATGCGTGAGAAAAGAATAGATGATGAAACAGAAAACGAGATGTTGGAGAAAGATTTGTCGGATTCCCTCGACGAAGTTTATAACGGACGTACTCTATACAGGACTATCAGTTTATATATAGGAGAAAAAGAGGCGAGCGAACTACTTGCTTCTCTCGGTTATGTCGGCATCAAATATCCTGCGGACAATCTGCGTGGCGGTCGTGCCGATGGTGCGAAAAACTATGTTGTCTTCAATGAAAGGGATTTACAGATAGTTGACCATGTTCGGTTCTTCAAGGGTGCGAACGGCGAGGCTTACGGCTTCACTGTCGATGGCAAGATATACATCGACACGAGAATTGCAAATACCGAAACTCCTATCCACGAGTATGCCCATTTGTGGGCTGAGGCTTTGCGTAACGGTAATGCGAAAGAGTGGAATAATGTCGTGGGGTTGATGAAAGGCACGTCTGTTTGGGAAGAGGTAACGAAGCGTTATCCCGAATTGAAGAGTGATGATGAGATTGCGGAGGAGGTAATAGCGTTGTACTCTGGAAGACGAGGTGCAGAACGTTTGAGAGAAGAGACACGCAAAGCGACAGAGGGAGAAAACAGTGTATTCGAGAAAGCAGAAGCGGTAAATGCTTTGCAGCGAGTGAAACGAGCTTTGGAGAAGTTTTGGAAAGGTATTGCAGACTTCTTACATATTCATTATACTTCTGCAACAGAGGTTGCGGATAGGGTAATGAGGGATTTATTAAATGAAGTGAATCCTATAAACACGGATATTTCTGCTCGTGATGGTGTTGCATCATACACTGATGATGAGTTGTCGTTTGAGAACGACCCGTGGTCGAAGTTGGCAGGTAGACCTCTTCGCACGCAGTTCCAACGCAAGGAGTTTGCAAGGAAAGAGCGTCGAAGAATGGTTGACAGGGTCAATGAACTTGCAGAGAAACTGCATCTTGGTAATGTGGAGATTGTTACGGATGCAGATGCTTTGGAGGGTAAGAAAAAGCGTGCGAAAGGTTTTTACAGTAAGAGTACGGGCAAGATAACGATTGTTATTCCTAACCATACAAGCACATTCGATGCCGAACAGACGTTGTTGCACGAGGCGGTAGCTCACTATGGTTTGCGTCAGTTGTTCGGAGAACACTTTGATACGTTCCTTGACAATGTGTTTACAAATGCCGACATGCAGGTAAGAGAGCAGATTGTTGCTCTTGCAACAAGGAACGGTTGGGATTTCCGAACGGCTACGGAGGAATATCTTGCATCTCTTGCGGAGAATACCAATTTCGAGAACCTCAATGCGGGGTGGTGGAGCAAGATAAAGCAGCTTTTCATGGATTTGCTTCATAAGATTGGCTTCGATGGTTTCGGCGGTGTTGCTCTCTCCGATAATGAGCTTCGCTATATTTTGTGGAGGAGTTATCAGAACCTCGTTTCTCCGGGTAAGTATAAAAGTATTTTGGGCGAGGCGGAGGACATAGCAAAGCAGTATGACTTGAAGGTGGGCGACTATGCTGAAACGAAAGAGTTTTCGGACAAGGCTGCCGAGAAAGAAGACGAGTTGATGTTCCGCGATATCGACCCTGACAACGAATTCGTTGTCAAAGACCGTGCGTATGCTGCCCATATATACAACCAAAGAGTAAAGGGAGGCATGTATCAATTCAAGGAGGCTATGCAGGATAGTATGCTTGGATTGAAGGAGCTTATGGGGTCTGTGTATGAGGCGAATGGTAAGAAAGATTTCAATATTGCAGATGTGCCTACTTTCGAGAATGCTTATACAGGAGAGAACGCTCTGTCGAGTATTAACGAAAAAGAGGTGGAGGCGTTCAACCGTACTTTCTTCCAACCGTTGAACGTAGTTATTTCAAAATTGGCAACAACTGCCGACGAAAGAGATGAACTGATAGAATACATGATGGCTAAGCACGGCTTGGAAAGAAATGTTTATATGGCTGAACGAGATGCGAAGTCTAAACTCGAAAAATCAGGAAAATCCGAGGAGGAGTTGGAAAAGATGATTGAGAAGAACAGGCAAAGGGATTATGCCGGACTTACAGCATTGACGGGAATAGAAGACGTTGCGGAAGCCGAGTTGGAAGCGGAACGAATGGTGGCGGAATACGAGAGTATGCACGAGACCGAGCCTATATGGGATTTATTGAAAGAGATAAATGATGCAATCTTATCCAAGTCGTTGGAGTGCGGTCTTATAAGCAAGGAGACTTACGAGGCTATATCGAGTATGTACAATTACTACATACCTTTGAGAGGTTTTGACGAGAAAACTGCCGATGAAGAGTATGCGTACCTGAACGAACGCCACGGGACATTCAATGCTCCGATTAAGAAGGCGAACGGTCGTAGGTCAAAGGCGGATAATCCTCTTGCTTATCTGCAATCAATGGCAGAGAGTACGATTATGCAGGGTAACAGGAATAGGTTCGTTAAAAATCGTTTCTTGACATTTGTTCTCAACCACCCGAGTGATGCATATAGTATTAGCGATTTGTGGTTGCAATATGATGATGTTGCCGGGGAATGGAAACCGTTGTTGCCAACATTGAACGAGAGCGATACTCCGGAAGAGGTTGAGCGGAAATTAGCCGAGTTCAATGACAAACTCATGCAATTGGCAGAAGAAGAGCCTGAAAAATACAAGAGAGGCAGAGAGGCTGACAATATCCCATACAGGGTTGTGAATAATAGCGATTTGCACCAGCATCAAGTAATCGTAAAGCGTAGAGGTAAAAATGTAGTCATTACAATCAACGGAAATCCGAGAGCAGCACAAGCGTTAAATGGATTGACAAATCCCGATAATAACGATATGAGGGGTTCTATCGGTTCGATTATTTCATTGGTTGGAGACGTTAACAGGACTTTGAGTGCATTATATACCACACTTCAACCGGACTTCATTGCAAGTAACTTCTTGCGAGATTTAATCTATTCCAACAGTATGGCTTTCGTTAAAGAGGGTGCTGATTATTGGAGACGTTTTGCGTTAAACTACTTCGTTAATGCGTGGTCGTTGAAAGGGTTGTTTGCCAAGTACAGAAAAGGTACACTTGATACAAACAACAGAGTGGAAGCTATGTTCAAACAATTCCTTGACAACGGAGGCGAGACCGGTTACAGGCGAATGCTCGACGTGGAGGAACATAAGAAAGAGATTGAGAAAGCATTAAAGACGTTGAATAAAAAGATGCCTTTTGAGGAATGGAGAAAACACTTCGCTAATTGGCTTGATGAAATAGGGCGTTCTGTCGAAACGAAAGCTCGTTTCGCTGCGTTTATGACCTCTCGCAGTTTGGGACGAGATATAGGTCGTTCGATATTCGACGCAAAAGAAATAAGTGTAAACTTCAACAAGAAAGGAGCGGGAGACCGTTTTTTGAAGTCGCAGGGTCAAACTCTATTGGGCAAGAGCGGTGCTTTCGTCAGCGGTGCCGGACGTACGCTGTTTATCTTCTGGAATGCAGCGATACAGGGTACGTTCGGTAACTTCGGTAAAGCTTTGTCGCAACACCCCGGAAGGTCGTTAAGTGTTGCATCTGCATTGTTCGTTCTCGGAATGTTTATACAGAAATTGGTTAGTGATGGAGATGACGGAGATGATGATAAAAGAGGCAGCTATTATGACTTGCCCGAAACCATAAGGAGAAATAACTTCGTATTCCCGGGTCCGGGTAAGAGTTGGATTAAAGTACCTTTGCCTATCGAATATCAAGCCATTTATGGAATGGGGGAATTGTTAGGAGGTAAAATGTTCCACAATGAGCCATTGAGTGTTGCGGAGTTTGCTTCTCAAATATCGAAGCTTACTCCTATCGATATAATGGAGGGGCAGACAAACAATAAAGATGGGCTTGATTTGTTAGCTCCGTTTACTCCGAGTGCGATAAAGCCAATGCTTGAAGTGCAGAAAAATCGTTCATGGTACGGATTACCGATATATAAGGACACTCCATTCAATAAAAATATGCCGGAATGGACGAAAGCGTATAAGAATGCGAATACTAAGATTGTCGATTTGTGTGCTTATTTGAATGAAATGAGCGGTGGTACAAGATATGAGAAAGGAAAGGTAGATTTGAATCCTGCGGAAATAGAGTACTTGTTAAGGTCGTATGGAGGTGGCTTTTGGACGTTACCAAATCAACTTGTTAAGTTGTATGAGGCAGGGGTTGGGAAAGACTTTGATTGGCGAAACATACCTCTTGTGAATAGGTTCGTAACCAATGGAGACGAACGAACGAAGAATAGAGCTTTGAATAACGAGTTCTTTCAATTAGAGGAAGAATATAAGGAGACAATGCGTTTGATAAAAGCCTATGAAAAAGATAAAGCCCAAGGCGACAAAAAAGCGGTTAAGAGATTGCAAGAAATAAAAAAGTCGAAAGAATATGCTCATTTGGCTGCATTCGACGACAAGAATCTTTATTCCAAGATTAAAAAGAGCAAGAAAATGTTGAAAGAGGCAACAACCAAGGAAGAAGAGGATAAGTTAAAGAAAGAACTCAACGAGTTGAAGAAGCAGGTAGTAAAAAAGGTGAGATTGATAGATGCTCTATAATAAGTTATACCGAGTAAAGGTGCTTATGTTGTTATCTTTGCCTACTTCATAAGCACCTTCTTCAAAATATTGAACTATGCAGACGAACAGAAAAAAGAAGTTATTGTATCCGATGAGTCGTATTGCTCCGAAACGAGATGATATTGACAGCGTTGAGTTTTCTAAACGTAACTTCGGCAATAGACGTGCATTCGATATTTTAATGCAAGCCCAGTTCTATTGGAATCAGATGGACTCTTTCCGGCGAGATAGAGAAAGGAATAAACGATATACATACGGCGACCAATGGGGCGACACGATAGTTGTTGATGGTTCCTCTATGACCGAAGAAGATTATATCAAAGAGCAAGGAAATGTGCCTCTGAAAAACAACCTTATCCGCCGTCTCATAAAGAGTGTTCTTGGCGTATATCGCAGTCAGATGAAAGAGCCTACTTGTACTGCGAGAGACAGAGATGAGCAAAAGTATAGTGAGACCATGAGTATCGTATTGCAATGCAATATGCAGATAAACCGAATGTCGGAAATATATGCAAGAACGATGGAAGAATTCCTGATAAGTGGATTCATTGTACACAGAAAATCTTTCTGTTGGCGAAATAATAAGGAAGATTGTTGGACTGATTATGTGCAACCTAATAATTTCTTCATTGATAACAACATGAGGGATTTCAGAGGGTGGGATGTGTCTATATTAGGCGAAGTGCATGATATATCTTTCGGACAACTGTGCGAGCAATTCGCAGAAACGGCAGAAGACTACAAAAGACTTCGAGATATATATCATCTTGCAGCACAAAGAGACACCATAACAAGTTTTGCAGAACGATTCGGATATAGTCGTTTAGAAAATTATGATTTTCTGTTTACCAGTAATCCGGGAAGATGTAGGGTTATAGAGGTATGGAGGAAAGAACAGAAACCTCGATACAGATGTCATGATTATCTGACCGGAGAGATTTTCAAAGTAGATGTAGAGGATTTATATGACACGGTTACTTCGGTAAATGAAGAACGAATGAATATGGCAAAAGAAAATGGTATGGATGAAGAAGAAGTGCCGATAATCAAGACTACTTGGTTTATCGATGACTATTGGTACTTTTACTATCTGACACCGTTCGGAGATATTCTTAAAGAGGGTGAAACACCATACGAACATAAAAGCCACCCTTATGTCTTCAAGGCGTATCCGTTCATTGATGGTGAAATACATTCGTTTGTTGCAGATATAATAGACCAACAACGCTATACTAACAGGCTGATAACTCTGTATGACTGGATAATGCGAGCAAGTGCTAAAGGTGTGTTGATGGTTCCTTCGGATTGTATCTCTGAAAATTCTATGTCAATAGACGAAATCGCTGAAAGATGGACAGAGTTTAATGGAGTGATTATGTATACACCAAGCAAGTCCGGTCAAATTCCTCAGCAAGTAGCGAATAATTCTACTAATATAGGCATATCCGAATTGCTTAACTTGCAACTGAAAATGTTTGAAGATATTTCAGGGGTTACAGGAGCGTTACAAGGGAAACCCGGATATAGCGGAGAGAGTGCGGCTCATTACAATCAACAAACGCAGAACGCCACAATGACTTTGTTAGATATTCTGGATAGCTTTAGCGGATTTATTATAGATGCAGCATATAAAGATGTCAAGAATATCCAGCAGTTTTATGATGATAAAAGGGTGTTTAATATAGCAGGCAAGAATAGAGCAATGATTGAGTATGACCCTCAAAAAATAAGAGATGTAGAGTTTGATTTATCCATTAGTGAAAATACTTCTACACCTGCCTATAGACAATTGGCAAACGATGTATTATTACAATTATGGCAATCACAAGCTATCTCGGTAAAACAATTACTTGAATTTGGCAATTTCCCGTTCGCAGATGAACTGTTGCAATCAATCAATGCACAAGAAGAGGAGATTTCCCGCGGGGAAACGCCAAACGGTTTATCGCCAGAATTGATGAAACAAGTTCAACAAGGAGCGAATTCGGAAGCGGTAAATCAATTATACAATGCAATGAAACAATAAAGAAGAGGCTGAGTATCCAGCTCAGCCTCTTTGTTCTACATGCAGAAATACCTCCATACCTTATTGTGTTCATCGAAATCACAATCCTTAAACCAAAATGCAACAGCAGCCTCAATAAGTGTATCTTCGTCAGGTATCACACATTCCAAGTCGTGCCAAAAAGCATTTAGGGCAACATAGACATCATACTCGTTAATAGGTGATGCCAAGTTGTAATTCTGCATTACTTGTTTTGCCTGTTTAATCGTCCAATGTTCTCCCTCGTGTTTTTTTCCATCCTTTGACAAATGCCACATTTTTTCCACGTCATAGCGTGCAAATTCTTCATTGTAGTGTCCGCTACTCATCAAACCTTGTTGTTGGCGGATAAACAACCAATATTTCTCGGGATGTTCTTCTTTTATTTCTTCCAATAAGTCGGCAATCATATCAACACTTTTGTGCATTATTTCCTTGTTGCCGCTGTTCCAATTCTTCTTTACTATTTCTTTATACATATCTACAACCTTTCTTCAATTAAATCTTTCAATCGTTGCATGTCATCAAGAGAAAATGTGTAACGTTCCAAGAATTTAACCTGACCTTTGCTTTCCGCTTCTTTATACATGGCATCTGCAACTTCACGAATATACGTTGGTATCATTTCTTCGGACACACCTATTTTGTCAAGTCCTTGTTGCAACAAAGGTGTGATAGTCAAGCTAAACAGTGGTATTGCGAGGAATGATATATCATTCCAAATTGTGTAGCTTTCCGATACGGGAAAGTATTTCTTTATCCAAGAGTTTACTCTCGTTACACCACCATTACCTCCTATCAACTGGCTTGCAATATCGTCAATCATAGGCTTTGCCCAGTCGATTATGATACCGCTTAATGTCTCTATATTATTCATATATCGAATTTTGATAGAAGGAGCGGAATGCTCCACTCCTTCTTGGTTTCTGTCAGTTGTTCTTCACAGTTGACTTCCTTTTACGTTTTGGCGTCTTACGCTGTTGCCGGCGTAGTGGAGGGGGTGTTGTTTACGTTACCCCAACCCGGACAAACCGAACTGTTCGGTATAACCAATTTTGCCAAATTGAGCAATTGCTGCACTTGGGATTGCATACATTGAATTGTTGCAGTGTTCGCTCCATTGTAAACAGCTTGTTGCATGTTAATGCCCTGTTGCTCTTCTTTGTTCTTTCGCATTTCTGCTGCCATTGCACTAAACTTACCGTCAAGATATTGCGTTACCTCCACCAACTTGCGGTCGGTGTATTGGTCGGATTTAAGGTTCGCAATCTCTGCATCTTTTGCCGTCAAAGCAAGTAGCAAATTTGCTTCATACTTCGTTATGAGGTCATTATCAGATGACCCATTACAAGTACAGCCATCGACACCATTACTTCTGGTACCGAATACATTCGGTAGGTTCAAGCCAAGAAAAGAGGCGATGCCTGCTGCACTGCCGACAGTGTTGAAATTGCCTTGGGCTTGACTTGTGACACGTTGTTTACGTCCATTGTTTTCAATTTCCATAACAATTTGTATTTAATTGCCGTCTTACCGCTTTCGGCATTGCGGTAACTCCCTTGTACTTCGTTTGTTACGAAGCAAAATTACTATTACCTTATCGCAACGAAATGCCTCTTTCGGAGAGTTTGCGGCTAATTTCGATACGAATTTTGGAAATAATAGGGCTATCTTCATAATCAGATAAATAGCGACCAACAGCAGACTTGCTCAACCCTGTATAAAGTGTCATTTGCCGACGATTATAACCCAATCGTTGCAACGTCTTAATAATCATTTTGCGAAGCAAAACACAATCTTCGCATTTGCACTTACGCCAATTTTCACACCCGATACCAAGTGTTGCTATGGTTGCCTCCTCTACAATGGCATATACTTTTTCTAATAAATCCATAAACATAAAGACATATTGATTGTTACTCTTATATGATAGAGCCTTATTCAATATGCCTTTATCTATTCTAAGCCAATCCTTTTGTATTGGTTTTGTGGATTGGCTTAGTTTTTATTCGGAAGTAATCCATTTCATGAATTGCTTCTTTTTCTCCTTGACTTTCGATTCCGGAATGTCTGTTGCGTAAAAACACTCTCGTTTTAAGTCCGATAGTGTAGCTTGCTTCGGTATATAATTCTTTCTTTTCAGTACCTTGAAATCTCGACGGTTGATGACCATTAACCTTTTGTCAATCATTGGTACTACATAATATGTATCACCATTTTCTTTATGCTTCTCGTCTGCCATCTTTGTGGCTCGGATTAGCGTTACCGTGAATTTTAACTTTGAAAAAATGTTCATAGTGTTATTGCTTTAAATTGTTGCTTCTGTTATCGGTTTGCTTTTCTCATTGCGAAACTTTAGGCGAGGATGTATTGCGGGCATGTCCATCTCGAAAAAACAAATATGAAGACCTATTGCTCTTGTCATCAATAAGTCATCATGTTTCCCATCTATTGCCCCAAAAGCTCCGTTTTTCTTTTTCTCGTAATACAGATATTCATCAAGACAGCGTTCGTCTCGTTCGATATAAAGATTGTCTCTGATAACCTTTATAAGAGTTGATATAATCATCGGTTTTGTCGCAATGTTCGTGTGGAAGCCGTACTTTTGTGGTAATCCTTCACGGATTGCTTCTTCTGATTGTTTTCTTGCATATAAGTTTGGATATACATCTTTGATTTGGTTTAGAATAAAATGTGATTGGTCTCCATCAACCTGACGCTCTTTGTCTCGGGTTTCGAGCGTATTGCTCTCTATAACGAGCAATGCTTTATCGTAAAATGTGGCAACTTGAACTGCTTTCCACGCAAGAATATCCATATCGATATGTCCATACCATTGAGCGACAACAACAGGCTTGTCGCCATATATCATAAACAGCCTATCTATAACAAGAATAACGGAAAAGTCTGCTTTGCGAGAACGTCCACCTATATCCACCACAACAATATATCTATTTGTTACAATTTCGTCCTCATATATTTCCGGCATATCCCATATATGCAAAAGACCTTGCTTGTCTTCCGAAAATCTCAAATTACTTAATGCAGTTTTTCCGCTATCTCCATCTGCATATATATCCCCTATATATCGAGCCGGACGACAGGTCGGTTTAAATTGTTCTACTTTGTATTTGTCGAATATCATCGTTCCAGAATGCACGAAAGCCTCGATGTCGTCGCTTGGGTACTCGCTTGCCATGTCTCCATGGTTGGTGTACTTGCTTCTCTCCAAGATATACCACTTGATGGCTTCGAGAGTTGCTCCTTTTTCCCACAACCACCACAGATACTTCCCACTTTCCTCACGGTCGCTAACTATGCTCTCGTTATTTCTGTTTTCCCATAGTTTAGTGGCAAAATCTTGTATGTTATCTATTCCTGCTGTGTATTGTTCAATTTCGAACCACGAAATAAATAGATTGTCGAATTGTGATATTCCGTTTTTTGCAGCTTCGTATTCCCTGTGGAAAAAATTCCCTGTTCCATTAGCTGTACTCTCGTATACAATCATGGTATAAGGCTTTAAAAGTACACCGGAACAGGCAGACCTGACAATATCTTCAGGGGTCTTCCCTTCCGTAGTCACCCACAGTCCGACTTCTGTGCAATGCACGAGATTGTAATCCCCGCCTCTTGCAGAGTTCGGTCTCTCGGCTGAACCGACTTTAATCTTGCAATTCCTTTGAGGTATGCGGTGAATGTTTCCGCTCTGTCCTACTCCTACTATTTTAGGCTCGTTATCATTGTATGGCTCGCCAATCCCGTAGAGCATTTCGATAGGATACCCTCTAATGAGCTTGTCAAACATATCTTTAACTTCGGTAGATGCATCTTTTACATGCCCTACAATAAGACTATTCAAACCTACTTTATGTACGAGTTGTAACCACGCCATATATATTTGTGTCGCTGTGCTGCCTCCCCATTGACGAGCTTTTAGTAGTATGAGACGTATAGGCATGCCTTGCAATCTCATACACTCGAGTTTTGCAATGAGTTTTCGTTGAGGACTATTTAGACGGAAATGTACATCTTCGCCACCACCCTTGTTTTTGATGTAAACGAGCAATGCCGCCCAGAAAGCAAAATCGTATTTACATCGTATCCTTGTAAAAGCGTCTATTACTTTTATTCTATCTTCCTTGTATGTGCCTGCCGAGAATGCTATTTTTTTCGCGTAATTACTTAGCGAACCTTCTTCTTGTATTGCCCGCACCAAAGGTACTTCAAGCATCTCTTTTGGGAGGTATTGTGTTTGTAAAGGGAAATCTTTAATGTACAATTCTTCCCTTTCTCCGATGGACCCGAAACCTGTTATCGGTTTAAACTCGGAATAAACTGTTTCTTTCCTTTTGTTATTCTCCTCTATGAGTTTATCAATCGGGTTCATATTTTGATTGGAGTCGTCAGCACAGATACGACAAAGCCTCCTATATAACAATATAGGTGTATCAATGCATTACTATAAGGAAACAAAAAACCTATCGAAATACACACAACGATAAAGATATTATATATTACTTTTCGCTTAGCGGACAATGAAATTATGCCGAATAAAGCGTATATGATTGCGGATAGCCCTACGGTCGGTTTGTCGTATAAGCATAGTTGTGGTATTGTTATTGCTATTGCATAGGCTGCTATGAGTTGCCAGCAATAGAGATTGCGAGAAAAAGAAATAGATAATAAAGCTATCGAATTAGTCAGTGCATGGAAAAATCCGACATGAAAAAAGTGATATACCAACCTTTGCTCCAAGGAACAATTCTTAGATATTCCAACAATATAAAAATCGATGGGTAAGAATGATGTTATCATTATCCCGATTGATAGTATCAGGGTTATTGTTTTTGTTGTTTTTGATACCACCTTCTTCTTGATTTTGATACTATCATTTTAATCGAACCCGGTGCCAAATAGAATTTTGGTGCAGGTTGATTGATTACATAAGAGCATAATTTAGCGACAGAGGTTATTCGATTTTCGTTTCTTAGGGTTATTACTCTCTTATGTATTTCTCGGTACATCTCTCTTTTTAGCGGTCGCATTTTATTCAGAATTTCTTCTTCTCCTTTAATAAGGAGAGATACTACAACGAATGCTCGTTTATCGCTTACCCAAAACCGTCTTGATGGCATGTTCGCAATAGTCGAATATAATTCTTGTGTATTGATATAATTGCAATTATGCAGGTACTCCTTATAACACCTCATTATATCGTCAATTCTTTCCTCGGATAGCTCCATTACTGCACCTTTTGTTTTCATAGTACAACAAATTATTAGCTCCTACAAAGTTAGTAAGTAACAAGATAAACCCAATATATAATTCGATGGCAATATTTTTGTAATTGGTTCATTCTAACGATAATACCTTACACTTATGGCAAATAACGCTGAAAATCAAAATGTTACAACCAACAGGGAAAAATATCTGCAAAGATTGAAGAAAAAATACCCCGATAAACAATTCGCAACGGATGATGATTTGTTCGGACAAATCGATGATGATTATGGGGTTTATGAGGGAGAAATAGAGGGGTATAAGTCAAGAGAAAAGGCTCTTTCTGATTTATTTGCGAGCAATCCTCGCTCTGCGGCATTCCTTATAGATTGGAAAAACGGAGAAGACCCTATCGTCGGTTTGATACGAAAATTCGGAGATGATTTTAAGGAGGCTCTCGAAGACCCATCTAAACAAGAAGCAATCGCACAAGCGAATAAGGAGTTTGCAGAACAAATTGCAAAAGAAAAAGATTTTGAAGAGCAATATCAACAGAATATAACTCAGACTTTATCTACAATAGAAAAGATGCAATCCGACAGAGGGTTAACCGATGATGATATCGATGAAGCAATGGAGTTCTTGTTGAGTATTATAAGAGATGGGATTCTTGGTAAATTCTCGGAGGAGAGCATCGATATGGCTCTCAAAGCTCTCAATTATGATGCTTCGATTCAAAATGCTGAAACGGAGGGTGAATTGAGAGGCAAAAATACCAAAATAGAAGAGAAACTAAGAAAACGCAATAGGAATGATGGCACAGCAAATCTTGGCGGAAAGAATGGTGGCGGGGATAAGAGAATGCCCGATTTAGGGGCTATCGATAACAGCTATAATTCTCAATCGATTTGGGAAAGAGGCGGCGAAAAACGAAGAACATATAAGTAGTATTCTAATCTTTAAATTTTACACAATGAAAAAAGTTTTCAAATTTTTGGGAGGATTGGTGCTATTGGCATTAGCATCAGTATTCAATGCGTCCAGTGGTATATTCATGGCGGATGCAGCAGCATTACCGGATGCCGGTGTAACAGAAGGTGGCAATGGTGGTAATACAGCTCCGCCTGCTGGTATCGCTACTGAGACATTCGGAAGGGAAAATGGGGATGACAATCTATACCTGAGCGATGTCGATAAGCGTATCATCAAGATACGTCCGATGGCTACCCCGATTGACCAGATAAGTCGTTATGCCAAATCTTCACAAACAGGCTCGTTCGAGGTTAAGTATTACTCTGTCGGCACAAGAGAGATAAAATGCACAACGAATGCAAAACTAACCGCTATGGCCTCAGGAGCGAGTACGTCGCTTCCGGTTGATGACGTAAATATGTTCACATTAGATGACACTATCAGAGTTGTCGGAGTTAAGGCTATAACCAAGCCTGATGGTACAGCTTACACGAGTGGTGAATTGACCCCGGACTTAGTGCTGTGCGTTTGCGGCAAGGATAGCTCGACCAATATGCCGACTGTGTATGCCGTGAATGGCAAAAAAGATAGTAACGGACAGCCTATTCTTATCCCCGAAATACCTAACGGAACAACTCTTGTGCGTATGGGAAAGGCTTGTGGGGAATTGGATGTACAGACAGGTCGTTTTAATAACTTGCCTACACCTGAGACACAATATTGTCAGAACTTCATGATACAGATAGAACAATCTACGTTCGACAAGATTGCGAAGAAAGAAGTCAACTGGAATTTCTCTGACATCGAAGAGGATGGTATTTATGACATGAGGCTTGCAATGGAAAACACATATCTGTTCGGCGTAAGAAATAAAATCAATCACGTCTCAAAAGATGGAATGGATACTTGGTTTACCGGTGGTATCTGGTGGATGGCAGGTAAAGATATTGAAGTCGGAGAATGGGATGCCACGAAAAAATGTGCTATCATCTCCGACGAAAACCTTGTAGATATTACCAAGGATTTATTCGTAGGAACAGGTATCGGAAATAAACGGAAAATTCTGTTGTGCGGTTCAGATATGCTGTCGGCTTTTTCCAAAATCAAATCCGAGAAGTTCAGACTTAAAGATACTGTCGAAGTATGGAATTTGAAGTTCAAATCTTGGGATACGGATTTCGGCGAAGTTTTGACAATACACCATGAATTGTTCGACATAAATGGAATGAGTGATTATGGTCTTGCTATGGACCCGGAATACCTCTCGAAAAAAACTCATGTGAGCTGGGCAAGGAATGTCTTAGACCTAAAAAAAGCAGGTATAAGAAATACAGATGCAGTAGTTATTCAAGAAGTGTCTTGTCTTTATCTGAGATATGCCAAAGCTCATGCAAGAATGAGACTTGCCCAAGCTCCGATAACAGCAGAAATAGGGGAATAAAAAATGATGACAGTATAAAACATAGAGGGGGGGCAATGTCCCCCTCTTTTCAAATGTAAATAAAAATATGATTAAGACATATATTTCTTATAGTGACATTTCTATCAATGTACATACCCCCAATAAAAAGAATGTTCACATTGCATTCAGACCATACTCTGCAAACAAGGGCAGTGTTTTCAAAACCGATGATAGAGATATTCAAATTGCGATTGAAAGACATTATAACTTTGGCAAGCTGTTCTTTTTGAAAGAAGAATATGAGGTTGTCGCTACACCACATGAAGAGGAAATTGAAATTGGGAACAAAATGGTAATCGAGGTGAAAGTAAACTCCATGCAGGAGGCGAAAGATTATCTTGCCGACAAATATGGAATTAGTAGAACAGCCTTACGCAACCCAAAATCAATAGAAGCTGAAGCCGACAAATATGGAATTAAATTCATAATGTCATGATATATCTAATTGATAGCATCATGAGAGATGTGAGAATTGCACTTGACCAAAATATGGTTAACGACAATCTCTCTTCTATTGGCGATATAGATACACTCACGGTTAACGAAATTATACACTCTAAGATAGAGGAAGCAGTTAAAAGAGTGCATTCTGCCGCTCCACATCATCTACTTGATAGTGGCAATAATTTTGGTGATGCTATCTATTGGCAAGAGCATGAAAGCGGATGGGTCTTATTACCGGAAGATTTTATGCGATTATTGGTATTTGAAATGAGCGATTGGAAAACAGCTGTTTTTAATGCAGAATTTGTGGATAGTCCCGAATACGCAAAACAGCGATCCAAATTCAAAGGTATACGAGGGTCTATTCAAAATCCTAAATGTTTTATTGTCATCAGACCAGAGGGGAAAGCTTTAGAGTTTTATTCGAGTAAGAGTACGGAAGCATACGTCAGAAGAGCTGTATATCTTCCATATCCAATAATAAATGAAGAAAATAACTCCATCGATGTTTGCGAAAAGTGCTATCCAGCGGTAATATATATGATTGCTGCATTGGTGTTAGCGACTTTTGGGGATTACGATAAGAGTAAAATATTTAATGAATTAGTAAAATCTGTATTGATATGAGTTCAATAAAGGCAACACAGATTGACGGTGATGTTTCCGTTGGTCGCAACATAGCTGTTGGTGGCAAAGCAACCGTTCAAGGAAGCACTCAACTCAAAGGGAATTTAAAAGTTGAAGGTTGGCTTGATGCCAAGAACATCAAAGGTGCAAATAAAGGTATATTCACCACAATAGAAAAATTGAGAGAAGCCTACCCATTGCCTCACGATGGGTGGTGGGCTATTGTCGGCAGAACTCTCCCCGGACCGATTTATATCGGTGACGGCGGTGAATGGGTAGCCACAGGAGAAGAAGGAGGCAATCCGACTATTGACAGTGAGCAGTATAACGAAGCAGTTGCAGAGTTGCAAAGAGATATATCTTTGATGCAACAAAATATTCAAAATATTGAGGATAAAAACAATGCACAGGATACGCAACTGACATCACAAGGCAACAATATCAACTCTATTCAAGCTCAAACCAATAGCGTTGAGGCTACCGCTAACGAAGCGAAAGATAAGGCTAATGCAGTTGGTGATGAACTTACCGAGTTAAAAAACACTAAAGGTGCAGCAGGTGGACTTGCTCCATTGGATAGTGATAGGAAGATACCTGCAAACTACCTACCAAGTTTTGTAGATGATGTCATTGAGTTTGAGAAAACAGTTGAAAACATCGTAATTCAACAATCTCAATCAGAATTATATTCAACAGACCCTCAATGTAGTGTTGTGTACAGTAAGGAATATAATGTATTCCTTCTTGCCCATACAGTAACAGAAGATAATAACGAGGAAGCTGTAACTTATTATTATCCATCGTGGAGCGACAGCAACATTTGGGGAACAGCAACTAATAATGGTGTTATTCCGGAAAGTGGTAAAGTTTATGTGGACAAGTCAAAAAACATTACTTATCGTTGGAGTGGAGACACACTTGTCTCTATTGGTTCTGACCTTGCTTTGGGTTATACAGATAGTACAGCTTTCCCCGGTAGCGATGGAAAGCTGTTACAAGAGGAAATGGAAACTGCAAAGAATGAAATTTCTAACCTCAACACTAAACAAGCTATAGCAGCCCAACAGATAATTAGTCGAAGCATTGTTAATGTCAATGAGTTGCTTGGCTTGAAGGATAGAGAAATTTCTTTTGCAGTAGCACTTGACCGCATAGCAAACCTCAGTGGTGCAGAGATTATTATGATACCAGGGGTTGTGCTGACGTTCCTTTCTGAAAATGGTTGGCAGTCGAAGCAATGGACAAACACTACAGATTGGGCAACAGAGAGCAATTGGACTGACTTCGGAACAAATGGAGAAAGCATTGGTAATACAATCAATGTAAACTCACTTTGCGATAATATTGAGTATTCGTTAGGTACAGCTATTCAGGCGGTTCAGGAGTTGGAGCGAGAGAGCGGATTATCGTACTTCAAGAGTGGAGTTGTGCTGACTTTTAAAACAGCTGACATTGATAGCAACGGTGCGCCTATATGGCTTGCATATCAGTTTACACGTGAGGTTTCAGACATCAACCCTGCGGATGAAAAGCCTTGGGTTGCGTTCGGTTCGGCTAATGGTGGAAGTTCAGTTGAGACATCAGACGTTCCGGAAGAAAACGGGAAACAGGCTCTTTCGACAGGTGGGGCGTACGAGATGCAACAAAAGGCAATAGGAGGTTTTGATGAGGAAAGCGATGAGGATTACATTTATTACAAAGCTGTAAACCTCAACGGCACTCAACTTCTCGATGTGCAAATCAAGATACCGAAGAACACAGGAGGTGGTGGGTCAAGTGAGAGCAGCACATTGTCTATATATTTCGAGGAAGCTGCTCCTACAGTGGCATTCGGCTCTGATATTCTTGTAAATGTTGCTTTGAGAAGCGTAAGCTACCCTGATGGTAACGAGGTATTGGGGGTTATACGAAGTCTTGCGATTATTGATGCAAGTACTGGATTGACATTATTCAGCGAAAACATGAATGAAGTTGGTTCTGCAAGTGCCACTGATTACAAATTTCAATTAAACTTTACTGAATACTTCAGCAGTGCAGCATCAAAGAGTTTCTTTGTGCAGGCAAGTGATGCTGACGGCAACATAAAGAAGAAAGCTATTACTATTGTTGCTGTTGATGTAACTGTAGAGCAGCCTATGGCACTCAACTACACAAGCAGTACCGCATTGACTGTTGGCGGCTCGTCTAAAAACATAGGTCAGTTCTATAAGTTCCCAAATAACTCATCTTCTATACTTGCAGTCGTTGAAATGCTCTATAACGGCGAATGGAAGAAGTTGGGCGAGGCTACAGTCAGCGACAGTTATACTAAGAGTATTTCTGTAAATCCGAGCGATGTGTTTGGTGGCGGAGAAAGGCTTTTGCATGGTGCCTATCCTGTACGTATCTATGGAGTGGAGATAAAATCGGGAGTAAGAGGCAACACTATCTACTCTACTATCATGTGTGTTGATGCAAACAATAGTACTCCGATTGTCGCTATCCGTTTCAATGATACCAACAACGGTACTTTACGTCTGTACGATAGCCTAAGTGTCGAGGTTGCAGCATACACATCGGGTAAGACAGAAACGCCCATCGATGTGTATTATGGTAATGAACTTGTAACTTCGGTAAATGCTATGATTGCTGAAACAATCAAGGTAAACAAACAGATACAGGGCTACCGTACTGATGGCACTGAGAGTATTATTGTACACGCCGAGAGCGGCAGTGTATCAACAAATGAGATTAAAGTAACTGTTATGGGTAGTGCTATCGGGGCTGTCATAAAGGACGGTGCTTTGTTCGGATTTGATTTTGCAAACCGTAGCAACAGCGAGAGCGACCACACTATTAAAAACAATGGCGTGGAAATGGTTGTGCATGGTTCGAACTATTCGAGTAATGGTTTTGTGGACTACCTTGGAGAGCGTTGTTTGAGAATAGCAGAGAACGTAACGGCAGAGATAACAGACTATACTCCATTTGGCAATTCAGCAGTAGAACGTACCACAGGATGTGCTTTTCAATTCGCATTTGCAACGAAGAACATAAAAGCAGCGAATGCAAAACTCATTGAGTGTTATGACCCCGATACCGGAGCTGGTTTCTATGTGTGTGGCAATAGTGCTACTATCTTCTGCAAGACAGGACAGCCTGCATTAGTAGAACGGCGTTTTCGTTGCGGCGAGAAACATACTATGGCGATAGTTGTTGAGCCGTCCACAATCTATGTAACTCGTGGAGGAAGCAGTTATTCTTGCATCAAGATGTACTTAGACGGTGAGGAGGTCGGTTGTATCGGCTACATCAGCAACAGCGGTGCAATCCTCAGCAGTAAAACTATTAAATTCAATGGGACAGACGGCGACTTATACCTTTATTACGTACTTGCATACGACAGCCACTATGAATGGTCGCAAGCCTTTCAGAACTACTTGTGCAAACTTACTGATACCACAGCCATGATTGCCGAGTTTGACAAAGAAAATGTTCTTGACAGCCAGAATAGACCAACACTTGACGCTCTAACAGAGAGAGGTATTCCGTATTATGTAGTTGTGGCAGACCAACAAACATTTGATACGTTTGACGGAGATATTGACACAAGCAAGAAGTTTTCTTGTACGCTGTACTATTACCACCCGACAATGCCGTGGCGTAGCTTTAAAGCGATAAATGTTCAATGGAGACGACAAGGTACTACATCGGCAAAACGGCCTATCAAGAATGACCGCTTCTATTTGCGGAAGAATAGTGGGTGGGCTGTTACCCCTGTTTATCCGGAATACACTAATGACGATGCATTGATTTCATACAACTTGATGCAACTCGGATATGTTAAAGTGGAAGAAAACTCAATACCTGTAAGCATTATCACTGTAAAAGTGGATTACTCTGATAGTTCAGGGGCGAACGACTGCGGCGTTTGCGACATGATGAATGACACCTATCGTGCGCTTGGCAGCAACTATATGACACCGGCACAGAGAGCTTTTGACGGCACTTGGACAAAAGGAGATGTTCACTTGACAGGGCTTCAGATGAACCATTCTACCGCCAATCACCCTATTGCGGCATTTCGTGCTACGATGGAGAGCCTTACAGATGCATGGTTCCATGCAAAAGGTAATTGGAAGGAGGATAAGGGCGAGCAAATTGCTCTTGGCTTTAAGAATACACCGGGGTACAACTTAGGCTGTGTGAACTATGGCGAATTTGTTGAGTACTTCGGAACAGAGGGCGAAACGCTTGATGAGATAGAAATGCGTTTCAAAAATGATAATACTACAAATAAGAATAAACTATACCTGTTGTCGCTCTATTGTGGAGAAAACTACCGCTTTATGGCATATGAAAGCGGCGAATGGACAGCACAAGAAGGCGAAATGAAGCAGGTAAACGGCAAGTGGCAGATTACAGGCAAAGTGCTTAATCCTGTGAGCGGTTACGAACTGCTCAGTTATGACGGATTGAATTGGTGGCAGGGCATTGGTAGCATTGCCGATATGATGGAGCCAACCACCGCCGAAGCATCTTGGGTAACCAAGCTGAAACTCGGACAGCCTACATATCCGATGTGGACACGCTATTTCGAGTGCATGATTGACGATGACCAATTACAAGTGGATTTGGCAATGGGTCGCAAAGTGCCATACGACCTTTATCAGATGCTTGTATTCTGTAATAGTTGCGATTATTCCAAGGAGGAACTTGCCGATACATGGCAGAATATTTGGAAAACGCAGATGTGGAAGTATGCTAATCCGTATTCTCTTATTGCATACTATCTGTTTACTGACTATCTTGCTGCCGTTGACCAGCAGGCGAAGAATATGCAGCCGATGTGGTTCTTGGAGGACGGTTGTAGTGTTAAAAACGGTGTATATAGCGGTGCGAATGGTATGAACGCCCGAAGGATGTATTGTAATAAAGTGTATGACTGCGATACCTGTAACGGAAAAGACAACGACGGAGGACAGACTATCGACCCAGAAGTTGACCCGGGAGACTTAACAAATAGTGCATACGCAGGACGTGGTTCAGTGCTTTGGAACAATATCAGGGGTCAGCAGACAATGGATATAGACCAAAACGGAAACACGATTACATTGCTTTCTATCGCTGATACTATGCGTTCACTCCCTGATACACTTGGTATAGGTGCTGGTCCATTTTCACCAAAAGGAGCATATCACTACTTTGTTAGTGAGCGTCTGAAAAAATGGCAAAAAGTCGTTTCGAGTTTTGACGGAGAACGCAAATATATCAAGTACACAGGATATAGCGATATTTATTTCTACGCTCTGCAAGGCCTCGGCTTAACCTCTCTTCCTGCATTTATCGAGCAACGTTGGCGCATCAGAGACGGTTACTATCGTTGTGGCGACTTTAAGGCGGAAAGTGGCTATATAGGTGGTCGTATAGGTGCAAAAGACGGTGCAGTAATACGTTTCAGAGCTGCCAAGACAGGATATTTCGGTATCGGTAACGATAGCGGTAATATCACTGAGGGTATCTATCTGCAAGCAGGTGAAGATGGCGTATTCAGCAATTTCCAACACGGAGAGAACATTATGCTCTACATATATCAGGCAGACAGAATGAGCATGATTGATTTGAAAGAAATAAGCATTGACCCACAATTCGGTAACACCTTATCAAAAATGACTCTCTTACAGGAGTTGTATTTGGGAGGAGAGACACACGTAGATTGGACGATGTCACCGGGCAACACAGGTTATATGACCAATCTTGATTTGGGTGATATGCCGTTCTTAACGATACTTGATATTCGCAATACAGAGGTGCAGACGGTAAACGCATCTAAGTGTCCTCGCTTGGTAGCTGTGTTTGCCGATAATACATCTCTATCGACTATCACACTTGCAGAGACATCGCCTATCAACACACTATCATTGCCTAATACAATGACTGAGATTATCCTTAACAATCTTCCGAAATTAACCTATCCCGGAGGACTGACCATTTCAGGTATGGATAAGGTGGCAAAGGTGTATCTAAACAACTGTCCATATATCAATACCATGACTTTATTGGAGCAGATTACAGAGGCAAGTGCATTAAAAACAATACGTATTCCTAATGTTAATGTATCGGCAAGCGTTGATATGCTCCGCAGTATCAAGAATAGCGGCTGTATTGGTCTTGATGCGAATGGCAACGCATACGATGAAATCGGACAGTGTAGCGGTATTACAGGACGATGGATATTGACGGAACTTATTGAAGATAGTGAGGTGTTATCACTGCAAAATTACTTTAAAGAATTGAATATCTATAATGCTCAATTCTCGCAGGTCATCTTTAATGATGAAGAGGCAGATAGTGCTAACATTAGCAACATGGACAATAAAACAGGCTATTTGTTCGGAAACACTTATCAGAAGAGCGGACACTTTGCACGCATAGAAGCAAATAGTCATGCTTATAGGGCAATCTGGGACGCAAATGAAGCAGTAATGAAGTGTCGGCAGTTAAGTGATGATAATTACAACTATTATGCGGACGGAACAGAACTCGATTTAAGCGATACCTCCGGCGAGGGCTTCGACATTATGAAGCGTTTGCAACCATATTGGTACAAAGGTGTGAACGACTATAAAAATCAGCAGAAGCACTTCTTTGCATCATCACAGGAGGGCAAGCCTATTAGTACTGCCAACAAGATAACAAGAAAGAAACTGAGCGATATTCTTTTGCAAGAGTTGTCATCTGTATTCATCAATAGTAATAGCGTTGCAAATCCGTTAGTCATTACCGAGAATGCTAACCACAACACCTATTCAATAGAGGTTGAGGGCATGAAACAGGTGCGTTTCCCCGGCGTAAATTCAAGTACTGTCGGCGGTGCTTTTGTGGACGAGAATGACAATGTCGTATCATTGTTTAATATGCACGTTACACATGCGCTTTTTGACTTCACGCCCGGCGAGTACATTTTCTGTGATGTACCACAAGGAGCAAAACGTTTTGTGTTTTCATCTCTTACAGGATTAGATGACCTTGAAACTATAGCTATCGATAGCAATGCTATTGAAGCTATTGAGCCTGATTGGGTACATACAACAGACCGTCTCGTCGGTGTATATGGAGCATCGGTTGATGGGCTGATGCGCATTCGCTCTATTAGTGGTGTCAAGACTAAAGTCGGTACAGATACATCACAGACAAGCACCGAATGGACGTATGATGAAAATGGTAAAGTAACCAATTTGTCAGCTCCTGCTATAGCTAACTTTACGTGTAAAGATTTTCAAAACCTTGCGATGTTTCGCAAGAATGGCTATCAATTAGTAGATTACGAAATGAGCAAGGATATTGCAAACCTTGTAATGGCATTGGTCGGGACACGTGATATACAGGCATACGCAGGCTATGGTAGCAACGCGGGTTACACAACAGGGGCAAACTCGTTGAATACTTACGGAAATCAAACTCGCCAATATCCAAGAGGAGGCCGTATTGGGAACTTAATCTTCGGCATTCAGAATTTTGTAGGCTGCAATTATGAATGGACTGACAATGTTGCTGTAAATGTAGTATCTTTCAAGTCGTACTTAAAGAATAAAGGTGTTGCGATTACAGCGGATAAGGTTGATAGATATTGGCATATCTACGACCCTGCAACAGATACTGAACGTACTGTACAGGCTTGTGAAGCATTCTCGACATACTACAATATTGGTCGTGTTCGCTTCGGTCGTTACTGTGATTGTATCGCTTCAAGAATTACTACAGATAGTTCAAATTTCAATCAGTGGTATACCGATAGTTATTTTTATGCTGCGGAAAGATGCCGTGTCGTTGGTCGTGGCGGTAGCGATGCGTCTGAGTACTTCGGTCTCGTTTGTGCGCGCGCGTTTAACGCATCTTCGAACTCGGCCACGTACTGCGGTTCTCGGCTCGCCTTCATCGGGCCAATAGAAATAGAGTAAAGCGATGAAAGCGAAAAACGTAAGAGTGAGAGACCCTTCAATGGGTCTGCTCACTCTCCAATTTCCGCCCTGAAGGGACGTCGAAGACGGTGGTTTTCCATTTGAGACAGTAATAGTCAGTGAACGCTTTAATGGAAACAAGGTGAAATATAGTTTCACATAGTTGCGTAACAAGATAAACAATCTGAAAAGAGCTGATAGGGTATTTTTGTAGATATTTATATGCATTGCAATGGAGAAAAGATATGGAGCTACCAAGAGAAACGACCGCTTAATGAAAATAGGTCGCAACAAATGGGAACTAATATACGGCTATGACACTGATGGTATATCGGGCTGGACATATAGGGAACGTTTTACTCGTAAACCAACGCTTGACGAAATAAAGAGTATCATAATTGCTCAGATTAACCACAATGTCGAAGATAGGATTTTGTGCAGCTTGATATGGAAAGGTATGCCTATTTGGTTGTCCACAGAAAACCAAATTAACTACAAGGCTGCATACGACCTTGCTGTGCAGACAAACGGACTATCGTTGCCTGTAAAGTTTAAGTTTGGCACAGATGAGCAGCCTGTGTATCACACATTCAGTGAGATTGATGAATTGCGAGAGTTCTATATAACATCATTGGAGCATATTCAGAAGGCGATTGATGATGGTTGGAGAGAAAAAGACAGTCTTGATTTAAGTGTGTTTAATAGCTAAGTAGTATGAATGAGATACAAAGTGTAACGGAAGTAGCAAAAGGTATCAGTGATTATGGCGTGATGATAGTTATCTGTGCTGCATTCATTGTCATGTCTCTGTTGATGTGGGTTGCAATATTCAAGTGGTTTAAGAGCATTATTGATAGCTCAATCAAAAACAACACCGAGATGACAGTAGAACTATTAGAAACGACCAACAAGCAGAATGAGTTGCTGAATGATATTGCTGACGGCATGAGACCCGCAACACTATTACAGGTTAAGAACATATCTAATGCTTATTTTGACTTAGCTGTTGAACGTGTCTGCCGTATTATCAAAAGAGTGAGAGAAGAGAACAATATCATCAACAAAGAGGCAACTAAAGCGAAGATTCACACATTGCTCTGTAACTTACATGAGGATAGGAACAGCCGTTTTGATAATCATAGATACAGAGGGAAAGCCCTTACTCAATATACCTCCCCGGAGTGGATTGATTGGGTTGCAGAGGTCGTAGGTAGTGAAGTATATGCAGAGACACCTAATAACTCACGAGCTTTTATCAATGTGGAGGCTGTGTACTCAAGAATTAGGCTTGACTTTTATCACAGATTAACTGAGTAAAATAGATAAGAAATGAAAATACTAATTGACAACGGACACGGAAAGGAGACACCGGGCAAAAGAAGCCCTGACGGAAAATTGAGAGAGTACCTATATACAAGAGAAATTGCAGAAGCCATTGAGAAAGAATTGAAGTCCTTAGGGATAGACGCAGAACGTATAGTCCCCGAGATGGAAGATATAACTCTCGAAGAACGTGTTAGGCGTGTAAATGCTGTGTGCGACAAGATAGGTAAGGAAAACGTGATATTCCTTTCTATTCATTGCAACGCTGCGGGGAAAGGAGAATGGAAATCAGCAAGAGGTTGGAGTGCCTACACTACGAAAGGTGGCACTAATAGCGATAATCTTGCAACCAAACTTTACGCAGAGGCTGGGAAAAACTTCATTGGTCAAACAATCCGTCGAGATTATTCTGATGGCGACCCTGACTGGGAAGAGAACTTCTATGTATTAAAACGAACTAAATGTGTAGCAGTGTTGACCGAGAATTTTTTCATGGACAATAAGCAAGATATAGAGTATCTATTGTCAGAGAAAGGCAAACAAGCGATAGTGAAAACCCATGTGGACGGAATAATCAGTTACATCAATGACATCAAAAGCATTTAGGTTGTTATTTTTATTTACTTTCATTTTATTTGCTGTGGGTGTTGTTCTTGGGCACTTATTAGCTCCACGTAGTGGTGTAGAGGTGACAAAAGAGATAACGGACACGGTACGTTATTGTATCCCCGTTGCAAAAGATAGTACTGTGATTAGATATATCAGTGTGCGATTGCCTCCAAAGCCTCCAAAGACGGAGAAATTTGATGACAGAGATAGTAACGTTATTGAAGCAGAGGTAATGGATAGTGTGCAGGTTGAATTGCCGATAACACAGAAGGTGTATGAGGATAGTATTTACAGAGCTTATATTAGTGGATATAACCCGAATCTTGATAGTATTATCATCATTCCGCCAACAATCGTAAAGAAACGTAGGTGGAATATAGGATTGCAAATAGGTTATGGAGTAAGCATAAAACAACACCCAAGTTTTGTTCCTTACGTTGGGATTGGATTGACTTATAGTTTAATTAAATAGTTATCATGGAAATATCCTTACAAATAAGCAAAGAGACTGTTTTTGATGAAGTGCTAAAGACCAGCAGTTACACTGGTGCTAAAATAAATGAAGACGATGCTTTTGAGAGAATCCCTGCGACAGACGAAAACAGAGATATTTTAGAGAGATTTTGGCAAGAGAGCAAAAATACAGTATGTACAAACATAAAAAGAGTACTTCATGATGAGAATGAAGAGAACGACTTATGGAAACTAACACTTTCAGTATCTAACGCATTTGATACAAATCTCACTGCTACAATATCTAATAGTTTGTTTTCTTTTTTTGTCATGAATATAACAGGCAAATGGTTCATGATAGCCAACAAAGAAGAAGCCAAAGAATATAATGCTCAAGCCGAAATTCATTTAGACGATACTTTGCGAAAGATATTTTTTAAGAAGAAACCAATTAGACCCCAAAACAATTAATCGTTATGACACAAACAATCGTTGTTAAACAACTCGTTCAAGAGTTGATGTATGACATTCAGAATAAGGCATACCTAACCGGAGCTTCAAGAGAGGCTGAGGGCTCAAAGAATTTTGGTGCTGCGTCAAATATTCAAGCAAGTGATGATGAGGAAGAGGGCTATCAACTCAAACGGTCGTTAGCTAATGCTTTTACAGCTCTAAAAAGTATGCTTGGTGAGTACTTGTCGGAGAATACTACTACAAGCGATAATACAATAGGGCAAGAGATAGATAATAACGGTACATTGATATTATCGTTTAAATTACCAAGCAATTATAATAATCCATCTGCAGACAGCCTTGGCAATAGCATCCACGCTTATCTTGTCGACACCGCTCTCTCTGAATGGTTCTCAATAACAGATAAAGAAGATGCTGAAATATATATCGCTCATGCTAAGGTTAGTTTAGAAAATATCTTAAGAGCTCTATATAAGAGAAGTCGTCCAACAAGACCAATGCATAATGGAGAATAAAGTAATACTTCGCTTTAAGCGAGATGAGTTGCTATATGATATCTCCAACGGCTCATTCATTGAGGGAGATTTGATGCAGGAACAAGAGGAACACGCTAAACACCAGGTCTTCGATATTGCGGAAAATGGCAATATCGACCGTGTAACAAGAGTGTTAAACTTGGCTTATTATGAATGTATCGAGATGCTTTACCCATACACAAAGAGAGCAGTGAATTATGCCGAGAAAAATAACCATCTACAAAATTTCGATGAGTATGAAATAAAACTCAAATTGCCTGATATGTTCTCGGAAACGACAATAGATTTACTTAAAGACTTAATACATGAGTATATGGTAAGCAGGGTGCTTGCCGATTGGATGAGCATCACCAAGCCGAATAGTCAGCCTAATTGGGAAAGCAAAAGACTTGCCTCGAAAGAACAGATTAATAAAATAGTCTTATTCAGAAGAAGTGCGATAAAACGACCGCTCAAACCTTTTTAGATACAATTCTGTTTCTACTTCCGTGTAAAAACCTGTGCATATACCGCAAAATTAGCATTAAACGGTTTGCCGCCTTTTGCCTCCTTATACTATTATTTAGAGCAGGGTTAGAAAGAAAAGAACACCCTTGTCTCTCGACAATAGCGGTTCAATCAATGAAAATAACAAATTTGTATGTTGAACAAATACAATCCTATTCTTTTGCCTCCGCAAACACTTGGGCGTATAACTGTTTGATGTCAATGTCTATGTAAGAGTAATCAATATCTATGATTTCACAAATAAGAACTTTACCAGAAATTTTTAGGGGAATAAATTCGTTGCACTCCAAGATAAGAACTTTGTTTGCAATTATATACAGCGTAACGTCTTCCCTATCTTGCGGAAGTCTCTCTCCATCTATGAAAGGATATATCCAGCGTATGAAGGTACTTTTGCCTATCCCTTGTTTGCCAACTATCACTGTATCTATTCTATGGAATAGTGCTTTCAATAAGTTGACCATTACAGTAGAACGTTGAACTGTTTCATCGTCCATGTCGTACAGGGATAGATTTATTTTTATTCTCCTTGTTAGTTCTGCAATTCTATCTTTACCGTCCCATTCGGGGAGGGTAGAAATAAATTCTTTAAATTGTGTCATCTGTGAATTGTTTTTATTGCTTATTCCTCCATCGATTTCATTTCAAGCTCTTCCATCTAAGTTCATCATCTAATTTATCGTACTTGATTAGTCAATCTATGATTATACACTATTGTCGCAGCAGAAATGCTTTCCTGAGATGTCATATCGCCAAAAACAGCAATGCGATAGTACTTATACGGAGTGCCTCGAAAGCCTTGCATTCTACCGTTTGTTGAACTCCATACAGTATGCCAATGAATTAAGTCATTGGAACCATACAGAATTTGCTTAATCTCGGAGTAAACGCCTCGTTGTATTACTTTATGAATGGTTTTGAATACATCCGGTGCGTCGAGTTTCAATGGTCGAGTTATGATAAAGATAGACACGGTTTTTTCTGTTTGCCGTTCCGAAAAATCGAAAACAGCATTACCTATTTCCGCAAGAGCTTCTGTATATCGAGGAATATTGAATGTGATTTTGCGAGATGATATCCCCCATGTCATGGTTTCAAATTGATACACGTACGAATAATCCGAACCATTATAAACTATCAACTCTCTATTCTTGTAGTCATATATCATTCTTGCTCCACCTAAATAAGTCCTAAACGACACGATTGGCAGTGGAATCAAATCAGATGTGAATCTGTCAATATTAGGTAGAGATGAAAGGTCGAAGTTATCCCCAAGTGGCATCAATTCATCAGATATACATTTTGTCGCTGCTCCTGCCAGCATTATAATACCTCTTTGAGATATAAACAGAACAGCATTATCTATCTGTGTTATCGAATTAGGCTCAACACAAACTTCTCTGCTTACAGGCTGTATCGAAATAAACTTACCACTATCGGGAGAAATGTTCAAAGTCCATATACCATTATCAGTAAAAGCATACAATGGGAATTGACCGAATTGCCCTTGCGATATTGCTTGCGTTGCACTTGCTAATCCAATAATTTCTCCTTGTATGGTGTTAATGTTGCTCGGAAGAAACAAGAAAGGATTATCCACTTCGGAAGAAAATATTTTACCATGGTCTGATATAGTATTCTCAGCAGTAGGTGTTGGAATATCATTGGTTTCGGAGTCAGGGATAGGTCCACTCCCATCTATATCCGACCAAACTTCCGCCCTTTCGTCAAGAGTCCTTGCGTAATATGCTCCATTAAGAAAAGGGTGAGGTTCGAGAATAATCTCAATTTTGCGACGGAGGGCGTATGTTCTCGCGCCATCGCTATTGTCTGTGTATCCCTCCGTTTGGATTAGAACGGCTTTATATGCGTGTATGTTCGGATAATAGAAGTAGTAGAGGGGCGTGTCGTTCCCTATCTCGGCTTTGTCCGCCATAACGATATACTCTTTATTGTTCTCTCTGATAATAAAGACAAAGATAACCCAATCGAAAGTTAAGCTCTGTTGGGTGTTATCGTTATAACTCACACGAGATGTGGTTACATGAGTGAAGAGTGCTGATGGGGAATACCCTCCGAATAATTTCCGAGTAATGTTAGCTACATTTAGTCGACTATTGTATATATACTGATACTTTGCCCGTAGAATGTCATGGTCTTGATAGCAATCGGACATTACTTCTTGTTGTAGCAGATTAGTGAGGTGGTTTTTCTGAATATTTATAATCTTCCTTTCTGTAGATAGTTCGTCCAATTTGATTGATTTGAGGAAGTAGAACGTAGAGGTGTTCTTTATTTTCTCCAATATTTCGTCTTTTGTGAAGCCTACTACTGATAAAGCAAGAGCCTTTGATGTTATGTGTTGCTTATAATCTGCGTTAGCCAAAGGCTCTTTGTAATACCCGAATGTCGAATATTCCCCGTAGTACAAAGTATTCTTCGATTGATTGTAAGTGTATATAGGAGCTGAAATGAAGATGTCCACACTCTGTATTATCTCCGATAATGCTTGTATGTTGGCAATCTCGTCTTCTGTGGTTACCGCAAAATCAAGTGAAAAAATATCAGCAAAGACTGATTTGGTAATTAACTCTGCTACAACGCTTGTGCCTACTTGGTAATCAATTCGGGGGGTAGCTGCACTGCATGGTATCATGAGTACAGGAGCTGAGTGCATAATCAGAGAGCCATCATATAGCCGATAAGCGTATCTCACGAAAAATGGGTATATAAAATATCCTTTACTAGTGGCTTCTGCAATGAGCTTGTTCGCGTAACCTAAGACTGTTACTACTTTGGTGTCATCCAGCACTGGGCTCTCGCTATAGTCGGTACCGAGGAAAACCCCTACTTGAAGTTCGCATGAAGAAGACAAGCCCAGTCGTCTTTGCAATCCGAACGAAAGGTTTATTTCGGGCAAATGTTGCCCAAGGTATTTATAATCCTCGCCCGTCCACAAGAAATAAAATATACGACCTTGTTCAATCCTGTCAATCAAAACCAAAACATTACCTAATGTCTGGAATTGCAGACCGAGATAGTTGTAAATACCCTCGTCGTTCTTGTTACTAAACAGATAGTGTTCCTTCCCTTCATTGTTCTTCCAATATAAGCCTCCTCTGCCTGAATTTATTCCGTAGTAGATGTATCTGTCATTATCTATATAAACAAGATGTTCTTCTTCATCTAACTTTATTATCTGCTTCGGAAGCAACATCGGCTTTAAAGTTCCTGCTTTCAATCCGACATTAAGCGACAACGCTAAATCGCCATCGGGTGCATCATAATCCGAAGTGTTGGCGGTATATCCTTTATATCGTACATCTATTTCCATGACAGAGGTATTAAAGATACTGCTTTGTAACCGTACAATTCTACTACTTCGTGTGAAGTGAAGAAACTGATATATTGTGTTGCGTTCTTCACTTCGAGGACATTGGTACACATCTCTTTCGAATACACTCTACAATGTCCATACGTCTTACCGTACGTCGGGTGTATCATGTTACGATGTCTTCCTGCTTTACCGTTGTATCTTTTAATGATATACAGCTGCTCGTTGTCTTCCACAACGTCTATCACATCTCCTGCTCTCAAATCAAGCAATTTAGATAGACTTTGGCAAATGTCGATGTTACCATTCTTGTGGAATTTAATATCATGCAATCTTTTGTGTGTGCATTGGGATAGGTTTCTCATTTTTTGTTTGGGTTTAAGATTAAGTAATAAGACTTTCCGTTCAATCTTTTATGTTGAACGGAAAGTTTGGTTATTCTTGACGGAATAGCATAAGTGTACAGAATCAGCTCTACTGTCGGACATAACGTTTCAAAGCCTATACACTTATACTTCGCATTGTGTTGTATCTTGCAATAGTGCGTTGGTTGCTCTATGTCCGGATTGAGCATAAATCCATATTGGTTCGTCGCTCCTTCCTTGAACATAAAAACATTCGGGTCGGCAGTATCGCAATTCTTGCGGAGGTGATTGAAAAGTTTGCGAGATAACGTTACCGAGCTATCCCGTGGGTCGAGGATTACAAAGCTGGTATGCCTATCAATCCAACGTTGAATAATGTTTTGTGTCATATCGTATGATTGTTTGATAGTAAATGAACATTGACCTTACGGGAGCGAAAAGATATTGTCTCGATGAAGCGAAAAGAAAGAGTATCATCAAGCTCTTTTCTATGCTGTTTTGCCTCTTGTTTAGAGGTGAATATAAAAGAACATATCTCCTGTTTCGTTGTTCCTTTCGTGTTAATTATATTGGCATAGTATTTCCTTCCGAATACGAATGCCACAATTTCTTTGATTACTGTTGTGTCCATGTTTACTTGATTTTCTGATTACTGAACCTAATTGTATAATCCTTACCTTTAAGAGTTCTCCATTTATCCTCTATTGTTTTTTTTACACTATCTACGGAGATGGGGAAAAGTGGTGAATATCGCAATTCTTGTTGCGTATAAAATTTCCCGTTAAGGAATATGTCCATGTATATTGTCTTCATTTCTCCGGAAATTAAAATGGGAAATCATTGTCATCAATGAAGCTGCTACCATCGAGTGTACTCATTGGTGTCATCGGTTGAAGAGTATTTCGCTCTAAAATTCTCATACCTCCGAGAATAGGCTGCTGTTTGCGTTCTTCCTCTGTCATGCTGTTATACCGGTCTTTATCGACAGACACCTTGATATAATGCGTATCACCAAACTTAGGCTCTTGCATTTCCATTGCGACCATATTGAGATACACCCCTTTTTCGCCAACGAATAACTCCGCATCGTCCACGGCATGGGGCAGTTGTTGCCTTGTTTGTCGTAGGAGCAATCTACGCTTGTTCGGATTGCACCCTTTACACTGCTTATGCTTGCAAGATTTACAAATGCATAGTTGTGTAAGCAGCTCATTTGTCATCAATATTGCACTCATTTTTTTGATTTGTTTTGCTAAATATTACAACTCAATACTGCAATTCCTCGACCAATAATGCCTCCTAAAAAGGTCATTGCAGCATCTATCCAATCGAATTGTCCTCCGTGTGCCTTGTCTTTGTACTCCATAGCCACACCAACCAATCCCGAGGCATATACAGCGGTAAACCAACCGCACGCAAATAGACCGATGATACAACCTCCGATTAAGTGTTTGTATCTGTTACTCTGTTTAATCCAATTAAAAATCTTTCTCATTTTTTTATTCGTCTTTGTTCATGAATTGTCTGCAAACATTCTCGAAGTACTCAAGTCATCGCACAGTTGCTTTCTTGAACTCTCATTGCAAATCAGTCTGTCAAGTTGTTTGTCGTAAGCATCGAAAGCTTTTGTCAGATGTCTCGAAAAGGACTTGATTTCGTGGTGCATCAGTCCATACTTTTCAAGTAAGGAATTAGCCTCTTCCGTATAAGAAGTCGCAATGCTTTGAAGCAGATATGCCATGCTTATAAGCCTGTTCACGCGGGAAAGGTCTTTGCTTTGCGAGAATGCTCTCCATTGCGGATTTTTCTTCAAGTGTTCGAGTTTCTTTTCTTCTTCTCTCGGAGTACTCAACATAGTCCTAACAAGTTTTTAATTCTTCCTTTCCAAGTTTTAATTGCCAAAAGCCGACTGTGCAACTCGTTGTTGACATTCTTCTCGAGCTCGTACTTCGCTATGAGCAAATCTCGCTCTCCTCGCAATCTGCGTTGGTCCACTGCACAGGCATCGAGTTTCTCTCGCAGCTTCGTAATCAGCTTCTCGTAATGTTGCATCGTCTCAACTTTCCCGTTGCTCGCAATAGTGGCTAACGCCACATCTACAAGACTATCGGTCAAGGATTTGCCTTGCTGTTTCAATTTGCTTAACTGCCTGTAATCGCTTTCCGTGAGGCGAATTCTCAGGGTTCTCATTTTCGCTTTTCTCATTGCTTTTTGTTTTTTTGTTCGTTCTAAATTCAAATATCTCAATTCTAAGAGGCTTTTTCCTGCTCGTGTGATAACTTGTACTATTTTAGATTTTGAAGCCCGCAGGAGCGAGAAAATACGCCTCATTTTCGATTTTTCCTCCAAAGGTCAGGTTCGTCTTCTATCTCTGCCTTTAATCTCGAAATAATTGCACATCTGTCGAAGACGGCTGACAACCCGCTCTCCGTAACTCTCGACCAAAGCAGGATTGCGGAGCGAATAATTCGAGCTTATCAGCGTCAAACATCTGTCGCAGTAATCGCCGCGGTGTTCAAGCAGAGTGCGAAGGACGTTCTGTCGGTTGCCCATAGCCACAGCCTCCAACGGCTCCGCCCCGAAATCTTGAATGCACAGGATGTCGCACTTCTTGAACTCGTCTATCGAGGTCGTGGCAAGATAACTCGCCACTATCTCCTCGGCTCTGGCGGCTTTCCAGCGGATTGTGCTTTCTCTGTTGCCGAAGCTGATTTGAAAGCCGAAGATGTTCGCATAAATCGACATGACTTCCATGCACCACGATTTTCCGCTGCCTGTGTTACCTGCGATGTAGATGCCTTTGTTCGGGTCTCCTGCAATAACCTGTCGGTCGTCCGGTGAGAGAGCTTGCATCGATTTATCGACGTGCAGCCATCTGACGAAGTTCTCGTACGCAAAGCGGTTCTCCGCATCGATGGTGAAATTCGGGTTACGTTGTTTTCCGATGGCTTCGACCAACGCCATGCAATCCGCAAACTCGAAGTTGGTCGCCGCAACTCTTGCCATGCCCTTGTACATGCCTCGCTCGTTAACGAGCTTGAGAACCTTGTCGATGTCTATCCTTGTTGCCATTCGTCATTCGGTTTTATCGCTATCACGGTCTGACGTCTTTGTTGCTGCATGGTTGCTTGCTCCTTGCGGCGTCGCTCCCAATTTCGCACCGCGGCTTTCCAGTCCCGCATTTTGTTTTTCCCGACGAACCAGTTCTTGCTCGCATAAAAGTCGCAAAATTCCTCTGCGGAGAAATGGTAACCTTTCTCGCCGATGTACGCCTGCACGTCCGCCACCGATGGCGGACGGAAAAGGGGGGATTGTTTTTTTTCGTCCGACTGCATAGCCTCAATTTTTTTTGATTTTTTAACGGTGCAAAAATCACCACTACCTGAAAGCAGCTCGTCTGCTTTCTTTGGTATCTCGTTAGAGATACTTTCTTTATTTTCTTTTATTTTTATTGCATAGCAAGTGCATTGCGAATGCATAGCAAGTGCATTGCTTTTGGATTGCAAGTGCAATGCATTTGCATCGGTCGGGTTTTTGTCTTCTTGCTGATTATCAATACTTTGCTTAATGTCATTTTGAAACCTATTCCATCTTTGCATTGCAGAAAACTTTCTCGTCTCTGAAAGTTTTTTTAGCGTTTTAGTTCTATTAACAACTGACGGAGACCAAAACCACACAGAATCGTACTCAAATAAACCATGCTTTTGGATTACATTTGCAATGCATTTGCATCCGACACGAAGGGTGTAGGCGATGCCTTTACAAGCCGATAACGGCAGCTTCCCGCCTTGCTCGTAGAGCATCTCTACGAGACACCAATAGATACCTATTCCGGCGACACCTTGCTCCGACATCAAGGATTGAAGTTTGATGTCATTACGGGCATTGTAGTCATGCGGAAAATATAGTGATTTCTTCATCAGAATGGGGTTTTATCAAAGTTTATAACCATTCCCTTCCTCGCAACCATGACATTATGAGCTACGGCTTGTTGCATGTCGGCTTGAAATGCTCTTGCGTCCGAATTGTTGCCTGAGAGATGCATCAGAATAATGTTATTCACAGCAGTCAAATCGTTGGCAAGGAGGATTTCTTTGCAGGTCTCGAATTCGAGATGGCTTGTCAACGTGCGGTCTCTCACAACGGAGGGAATCAGACCTTTTGCGATGTTGTCGTCAAGTATATCCTTGCGGTAATTGCATTCTATCATAATGTTGTTCAGTCCTGCGAACTTATATTTAAGGTAATAAGTATCTGTGGCGAATACGGTCAAGCCCATATCCGGGTGCTGAATCAGATAACCGAAAGGTTGTGCTGCGTCATGCTGTACGGAGAACGGGAAGACGGTGAAGCGTTCAAGTTTCACCGCTTCCATCTCCTTGACAGAGTAGATAATATCCTGACTAATCAATCCTAATGCATCGATTGTACCTTGCGAGGCATAAATCGGTATTCTCGCTTTCAGCACATCTTTTGCGGCTTTTGCGTGGTCGCCGTGCTCGTGGCTGACCAAGCATGCCACGATGCGACCGATGTTGAAATCGACGGATTGTTGCACCTTTCTGAAAGGAATGCCGCATTCCAACATCAAAATGTCGTTACCGTCATCGAACAGATAGCAGTTTCCCGCAGAACTCGAACCAAGGATTGTCAATGTCATGATTGTTAGCTTTGAATGTTTAGAATCCCGGCATTTTTGCAGTCATCACTTGTGGGGTAGTTGTGGGTTGCGGGGTAGCTTCGCTTTCTTTGACTTCTCCCGTTTCCGTGTCCACCACCTCAGGCTTACCGCTCTCGGTAAGTGTTATGAGCTTGGAATTGGCTTCTTCCTTTACTTCGGAATAAGGCACTTCCTCGACACTCGTCTCTTCGCTGGTGTACATTGCTCCGAGTTGAGCGGGGAAAGCTTCTCGGAATGCTTGTACTTTCGCAATTTTGCTAATCATAGTAGCCTTCTTCGAGTTCCAGATGCTCTGTCCTTTGTCGTATTCATCGAGATTGACCTTGGCTATGACGGGGTATTTCCTATCCCTGCGATAAACTTCCGCCCAACCTCCCACGAGCACATCGCCTTTGATCTTGAAGCAGCCGTCTAATTCGACCGCTTTATTATCCCGCATTACGATGATGCCCGACCTGAATCCGTCATATTCGGGACATGCCTCCGCTCTCTTGAAGTATGCTTCCTTGGAGACAATCATCTGTGCGGCATCTTTGCCGAATTTAATGAGATAAGCCTCGTTCAAGAACGGGTTAAGCTGGTTGAACTTGCATACATTAATAAATAGTACAATCTCTTGGTCGGTAACGCTTGCGTTACCTCTGACAAGGTACTTGCGTACTATGTCGAATGATAGTTTCACTTCTTCACCTGCTACGGTGTACCTGCACTCTTTGGCAGAGATTAAGGAATTTGTGCTTGCCGGCATCGGCGTTGTTTGTTGTTCCATATATTATTTGATTATAAGTTGTTCGTCGTTGGTTACCGCTAAATGAATTTGTTGTCCGCTCGTTGGTGTAATCGTATTGATGGATTCGGAGTTGTCTATGAATATAGGTGTCGTGATATTGTAGTACCTGCATAATTGGTTGATGATGTCCAATCCTGCGTTTACTTTCGCTGCTGTATTAGCGGCATAGTAAGGTACTCCGTCAATGAGTGCAACACAGGTCTCGACGAGATTGCCTTCGAGTGTGTAGTCGAATAACTTGAAGGACACAGTCGAGAACAATGAATTGATACGCTGCTCGCATGCCGTAACTTTTGCCTGCGTGAATTGCGTTATCGTGAATTCTCTTTTTTCAAGGTCTGCAAGTTGTTGTGCAAGTTGCTTGCCTGTTTCTTTAAGTTTCTCGACCTCCTCGAAACAACGGTCAATGATGTCTCTCGTGGCAAGATTTTTTTTGATTGAATCCCTGCGTGCGGTCAATTCTTTCCTTTGAGCCAGCAACATTGTTGCAGATGAGTCGGTGGTTGCGGGAGGAATTGTCGCTTCAAGGTCGGCGATTTGTTTTTGGATAGCTATCCACTCGAATAATTCTTCCGGCACAACCGGTACAGGTTTAACTTCCGGCATTTGTTCAAGCTCTTTTTTCTTTGCCTCAACGGCGGCTTCCGTTTGCTTTATCTCTGAGTTCAAACCATCGAGTTGTGTTTGATTGTCCGCCACCTGCTTTTCAAGTTCGGCGATTTGGGAACTCAATCTCTTGCCTGTCTCGGTTATTTCTGAAAGTCGCTGCATTTTGGCTTGATTGAATACCTCTTTCGCATGTTCGATTTTTTCCGTCGGCAGTGTTTGTCCGCAGGTAGGGCAAACGGTTTCGCCGGAGTATTCTTTGGCGTTCTCCGCAAACCACTCCTTGCGTAGTGTATCCTGCTCGGTTTTCTTATGGGTGAGATTACTCATAAGATTGATTAGGAATGTATCCGTTGTTTGTGCGATGTAGGCTTTATTGCGAATGTTGCTCTCAAGTTGTATAATCTCATCGGAGAGTTCGTTGTACCGTGCGTTGGCAGCAAAAGCAGTCTGTCTCGCTTGCTCTTCGGCATCGAAGATTATTTTCTGAGCTGTCGCTTTCAGCGAATTTATCTGCTCATGTTTTTTTAGTGTGATTTTGTTTTGCTTTTTGAGGCTGGCGGTTATGTCTGCCATGGAGGTGTCGATGTCTGCTATCTCTTTATCTGCTGCTTGCAAGGCTTTTTCGAGCTTGTCCCAATTTTGGTTCTCCGGTCTCATCGAGAGGGTTTGGTCGATGCGAGGTTCTATCTGGTCTAATTTCTCTTTCAATTTTTTCTTTGCCGCCGCAACTTCTTTGCGGAAATCTTCAAGAGATTTATTCGATAGCACATCGACGAGGTCTGCGAACTCGGGACGTTGTACCGCAAATTCTACATCTGTTACCATGTCCGTTATTCGGAATAGTTGCTCTCTTTGTATTGTCCAATTGAGCGAAGCGAAATATGAGGGGTTGGATACAAGTTTGAACACCTCCAACGGGATTAGTTCCGAGACTCTTGCAGTGTAATCACCTACTTTAACCGGTGTGCCATTCCACCAGCATTCGGTTACATCTCCTTTATAGATTTGTTCCTGTTGCCCCCTCGGTTTAACCCAATTCTCAACGATTGCCCTTTTGAGCGTGAGCTGTTCTCCGTCAACCGATAATATAGCTTCTACACTGCATTCTGCATGATGCAGGACTTCTCCATCGATACGGGTTTTTATTTCGTAATCTTTGCGGTCTTGCTCGTCTTTACCTGTGAGCAACCACAGGAATGCAGTGAATAATCTCGACTTCCCGCTGGCATTGCGACCCGATATGGTCGTAACATCGGGGTTGAACTCAACCGTGAGTTCTTTCGCTCCTTTGAAATTATGGAGCGTTAGTGATTTCAAAATGATTTGTCTCATATTACTTCCAAATTTTTATGTATTGTTTCCATTGTCTTCTTGTTACTTGCACACCGTGAATAAAGTACTTCATAATCATTCGCCAAGACATTCAACTTTCGTTATTATCCACGCACAGAGCAGGTTATTGCTTTTTCTGTTGAGGAGGAGCAAAGTATCCTCTCCTGCTATCGTGTAGGTCGTTACGTTTGGATAGACATTCTTCTTCATGCTCTGCATCTCATTTTGCATCCATACCTTAGCTTTATATTTATTCTCGACTACCTTGCACGTGGTCGTGCTATCTCCTTGTATCAGTGTTATATTGTACATCATATTTCTTTTTTATTCTGTTTACTCGACTATTGCATTTTTTGCACCAGTCGCAAAGGCTGGTTTTTGCTTTCATTGCTAATATTCTTATTCTCTTGTTGTTATTTCAGTTGTTAAGCGTTACTTAATAACTCGTTAGAGTTGCTTCCATACAATGTAAGTAATGATGGGCGACGCCTTGATATTCTCAATTAGTGCTTGCAAGTCATTCACACACCTATCCACAAGGATTGTGCCATCTTTAAATAGTAGCACATTCCGCACACCGTCGAATGCATGCCATTCGGTGAGTTCTGCAAGGGTCTTACAGGTGTCGTCCTTCTGCGACCGGAACATCATATCACTACTCCTGAGTTGTGCTAATTCTTCGACTTGCTTCGCTACTTCTTGCGAGGCTTTCTGTCCTTCCTTGATAGCGTCCAGCACATTGGACATCATCGTTAGTAATTGTTCTGTGTCTTTCATAATCTTTTGATTTTGTTCTATTGGTGGAAATTCACTCTCGAATTTTTCTTCTTTCTCTTTGAGTGAGAGCTTGAACACCTCATTCACAATATTCAAATCTTGACAAGTCCCAAATAATACATTCCAATTTGCTCTCTCTTGAAACTCATATCGCTGCAGCTCAAGGTAGCGTTCCCGTAATTCGGTGTACTTTGTTTTCAACTCGGTGTACTTTTCATTCAATTTTTTGTATTCTTCCATAATTCAATTTTTTGATTTTTTTGCTCGCAAATCGGACTTGAACCGATACCCTTTCGAGGGTGCAAACCTGCTTGCGAAAACCACCGTTTTAACAAGTTCTTGGCGGACCTGCCGTTTCTCGGCTTCTCAGGCTTTTGCTCGGAGGAGAGGAATCGAACCCCTCTGTTGCTCCTGCCTCCGATACGGGTTACTGTCTCACGACAGTGCCGTCAAATAATCAAAACAAAAACATCAGCTATCATGTCGTTCTTTGCGATTTCTCAGGTTCGCAATTAAGTATTCTCAGTGTGCAATCGAGTATTGCTCTTGTCTCGAAACTTGTCGTGATTTCACTGAAATCACAGAGGCTGTCTATCGCTGCTGTCGGGTATTCGTCGGCGAGGTGTCGCAACTTGCGAAACCATTTTGCTTCGCCGTTGTCTTTTTCGACGTACCAATATATCGGTTCACCCCCTTCTCCTTCTTCGATTAGCAATACGGAGTATCCGTATCTTTCGAGCTTCTCGACCATGTTGAGGATTGCCTCTGAAAATGGTTTATCCTCGACTTCTTCTACTACACGTACCCGTTTCCAACGCAAGCCTCCCCTTTCGTCTTTGACGGTTAATTCTTTCATTACTTCGTGAAATACAAGATGCTTCTTGATTTTATCTAATGCTGCTGTGTTCATTTTCTCGTTCTGCTTTTCTTTGTTCTCTTTTTGCATCGAAAAGTTCCAATGCTTTTTTACAGTTAATCACCATTGTTCTGCCTCGTTGACTTATGGCTGCGTCTATTATGCCTTGTGCTTTTATGCGGTTCGCTGTCGATATCGAACAGTTGAACAGGCTCGCTATTCCGGCTATACCATATTTGTATTCATCTTTCGGTTCCGGTGCTTCTTTCGGTTCCGATACCATTATTCTCTTGGCTTCTTGAATTACATCCATCAATTCGCCAACCGTCAGGTCGATTAATCTCGTTTTTCTGTCTATCTCGTGTGCCATTGTGGTTAATTATTTTCTTCGAATTGCTTGCGAATTTTCCAAATCGTTGAGGGGGAGTGTATGTTGTACTTCCTCATCAGCAGTTTCGTTATCTCTGTTATCGAGGCTCCCTCCTCCGAGGAGAGCAAAATGAATTCATCGTATAACTTCTTGTACTTTCTTTCTTTTTTCTGTTGAAATTCTGTCCTTAGTGCCATATCAGATTTTTTTTCGTATTTTTGCTCGCATTTGTAATCGAATACAGGTGCAAAGATAGAACAAAATTCTAATATTAGAGCAATAAGGATAGAGAAATTTCTAACTTTAACATAGATTAACAATGGGAAAAGAGTCGGAAGTCAAAGAAAGACTATACCAATTCATTAAACACCAAGACATTAGCGTACAGGCGTTCGAAAAACAATGTGGAATGTCGAATGGTTATGTAGCTGCAATTAGAAAGGGAATTGGGTCTGAGAAATTAGAGCAAAATCGTTGAGGGGGAGTGTATGTTGTACTTCCTCATCAGCTGGGCTGCGGATAACCAATACTATGATGGCTCGATTCATAAGACTTTCAAGCCGAAAATCAAAGGTTCGTCAGGAGAACTGAAAGAGGTGATATATCTGACTAAGGAGGAATTAAGAAGACTTGAACAATTTGTTTTTGCTCCCAATCAGGGATACCTCGAACGGGTGCGAGACGTGTTCTTGTTCTGTTGTTTCACCAGCTTACGGTATTCCGACGTGGCGAAGTTGTTGCGGAGCGATGTCAAGGACGGGTACATAGAGGTTATTACGAAGAAGACTAATGACCAACTGCGAATAGAACTTAACAAGCATTCTCGGGCTTTGCTTGATAAGTATAAATACACAAAGATTGCAAAAGGGTTGGCATTGCCGGTTATCTCGAATGTCAAAATGAACGCTTATCTCAAAGAGCTCGGGAGACTATGCGAGATAGATGAACCGATTCGCATCGTATATTTTCAAGGCAATAAACGCTGCGAAGAAGTCAGAGAGAAGTGGGAATTGCTCACCACGCATTGCGGTCGCAAAACTTTTGTCGTAACCGCTCTGCAACTCGGAATTCCTGCGGAGGTAATCATGAAGTGGACAGGACACTCGAACTACTCGGCAATGAAGCCATATATCAAAATAGTTGATGATTTGAAGGCTCGCTCGATGACAAAATTCGACGAGTTATAGGCAATTCGTGTACACGAAAATTGTACACGAATTGAGCGATATTTTGAGAAATTCCATGACGCACCAAGATAGAGGGTAAAAATCCAAATTGCTGATTTTGATACCATTTAACCGTTCAATGATTTGTGCAATATGCTAATTATCAATCCCTTTCTCTCCGCTAAAAGTGCTTGAAATTGAATGTGTTACAGAATAATGTACACGAGTGAACACGAAAAAAGCGTCTGAAATGAAGAAATTTCAGACGCTTTTTTCGTTTAATATTTTCCCTGATTACTCTGACAGTTCTTTGAGCCTGTCTTCGATTGTTTTTTCTTTCGCTTGCATGGTCATATCTATGTTGGTGGCTTGTAGTTTGGGTATGACGTATGCGGAGAATTTTTCTATCACTAACAGCCTGTCTTTGGGTTCGAGCGATTGCAAGTCTTCTAAGTATTGACCGGTCGAGAAGTAGCCATCGAGCATCGATGCGACAATTTCTCTAATTGTCGTGATTGCTTGATTCCTACCGATTGGCTGTGCCGGTTCTTTTTTCTTCTTTGGTTTCATTTTCTTTTTCGCTTCTAAGCTGCACTCACCGAGAAAAAATTTCGGAAATTATTTCCCTTTTAGCTCTTTCCCGCCGAGTTCGATAGGCATCTCCAAGGCATCACACAACGCTTTGAGTGTCCTGACGGACATGCCCATTTTGCCTTTTTCCCATTTCAAAACAGGGTTGTAGCCAATTCCCAATCGTTCTCCGACCTCCCTCTGGGTCAGATTCAGCTCTTGGCGGCGAGCCAACAGACGCTCGCCGACAGCCAAATAGATGTCTTTACTGCTTTTCATCTTCGTCCTCCTCTACATCTACATAAAAACTCCTACTCTTACCGTACAAGTTACTTATAAGGTACTTGCCCGTTTGCTCTGCAATGCTCTCCATGCATTGCAGAGGCGTGCCGACGAAACTCTCGTCGTGGTCGACGACATATTCATCGACAGCAACCACGAGGACATAGCCATCGTACTCTGCTTGCACGCCACAATTAGCATATACGGTCGAGTTGTATTCCTCCGCATCGAGTATCTCGTAATCTCGCACCACTTTGCGAGAAGCAGCAGCGGAGGTAGCAAGCTGGATGGAGTCGGTATGCAATCTCTCGTTATCCCACTTGTAGAAGATGTAGTCAACATCTACAAGTTCCTTTCTCACTTCCTCTCCGAGGTTGGAGAGAAAATCCTCCAAGGAGGGTTCGTAATCGTGGTACTCCACGCATAGGTTTTTGTGTTTGTCTAAGAACCGAGCAACTTGCTCATTCATTTTCTTTTCTGATGCTCTCATTGCAGAGTACACTCTGCTGTTTAATTCTTCTCTTGTCATTGTTGTTTAATTTTTGTTCTTTGCCGGCGGGCGGGGAATCGAACCCCGCTGCAACCATTCCGCTAATTAGAATCCTAAGCCTATATATCTCTTGATGTCTGATTCTGTATTACAGAATACTTCCGCAGGCTCGACAGGTACATAATCGTCTCTATCTTCATTCATTACGAGTACCTCGTACTCTTTCATTTTTGTCATCTCATTCTGCAGGCGAGTTATCTCTTGTGTGAAGACATCATTATTCGTCTCTTCATCTCCAAGATAGTATCTACGGAATTCCTCCTCTTGTCCTTTCGCCCACACTTCATCGCCAGCTCGTGCGATTCTCGGATAAGGCTTCTCACGTTCCCCGTCGATATATATCCTTCCATAGCAATCGGATACCTCATATCCTCTGAGATTATACTTATTCTTCGCGTATTCGAATTGTTCGATATTATCGAATCCGATGATAATCGGTGTCCCGTCTGCGATAACTACTTTTAATTCTCCGCGACTTGTGTATGCGAATCTGGTTCTTACATCTTGTGCGATTGTCTCAAGTTCTTCGATTTGTGTTTTCATGACTTCTTGTTTTTTGTTTTT